AGGGCTGGCACTTACACTACATTCAATACCTCTTCTGCAAATATTCTCTTTTTGTTTTGAATATTTGCAGTATATGCTTCAATCGTATCGATGGCGATACATCCGTCGGTGGCGTCGTCGAGGGTCTCGTCGTCATCTTCATCGGGTTGTGATGCGGTTGATGCTTGTGATGCTGCGTCTTCAGGTTCTTGGAGTTGTTGCTGGGCGTGCTGCTGCTGCTGCTGCTGCTGCTCTACGAGTTCAGGTGTTGCACGAATACGCAGCGGCGCCATAACAAACCGAAATACTGAAACTGGTTCTGTTTGTCCAAATCTATGACATCTTGCAATGGCTTGGTCTTCTACTGCCGGATTCCAGTCCGGGCTAACGAAATACACTTCCGAAAATTGTTGAAGATTGAGTCCTTCGCAGCATGTTTGTATTTGCAGGATGAGCACGTTTATTGCCGCATCAGGTGCTAGGATTACGCGGCGTTCGCTTTCACTTGTTCGCCCGTCCAAGTATCGCACTACAAGAGACGGAAATGCAGTTGTGAGTCGCGACTGAATGTAGTCGATTTCACCCCGAAAGTGGCAGAAGACGATTTTACGCTTGCCGTTATCTTTGCGCGAGAGGATGGTTCGCACAACTTTCGAAATTTTGCTGTTGTAATTCTCGTCTTCTGTGGGCGGCATTTGGGGCACGGATTTGCGGCATGCGAGGCGAGGATAGATGCACGACTGCTTTGCTTGAATCATGCGGCCAATTTTCACGGGCGAGGGTTCGGGAAACCATGCAGGAGTGGAGATACTGGTGGGGTCCTGGTCCTGCTGCTCCTGGTCTGCCAACGCCGGCACATTCAAGCATCCAATTCCGCTATGAAGATTGCGCGACAATACCATTTCTTCCTGCGAATCCCATTTTACGACGATGGTTTTTGTTGTCAGAGGCGGCAATGAAAGCCCGACGCTTTTTTTCGTGCGTTTGAGGACGTATGTTTTGACGATTTCGCGCAGATTGTCTTTGTTCGCATAATATGCAGCGGGAAGTCCAAGAAGAGCACACAATGCATAAAGGTCGTGAATCGAATTTTGAATCGGTGTGCCTGTAACAAACCAACGAATATTCACGTTGAGTGTTTCCACGCTTTTGAAAATTTGTGTATTGCGACCGCGCACGTGATGCGCTTCGTCGAAAATGACACGATCCCATTTGAGCGCATAGAGGGGGTGAAGACGATGAGAATTTGGGCGACGAATCATGTGCCCGTATGTTGTGATCACGATGGGTGCTTCGGCTAACATTTCGGGGGTTATTTTTCGCTTTTCCGTGCCGTAAAACACCAGCGCATGGTGTCCAGCAGTTTTGAGAATTTGTTGCTCCCATTGTTTGACAAGCGCGACTGGCAGCACTATGAGTGTGCGTTTCTTGAAATTGGAAATTGTGAGACCAATCATCATGATCGTTTTGCCGAGACCCATTTCGTCCGCGACAATTCCGCCGAGGACACATGTTTTGTCCATAGCAACTCCATATCCAGCTCCAGCTCTCATCTCATTTCGAAGACAGAATTGAATACCTTGGGTTTGGTAATCTTTGTGTTGTAGTCCTGCGTGTGTTAGAAAGTCGTGAAAACGTTGAACATACTTACCTAGTTCCAGTGGGGCAGGTGCGGATGCGGGAACAGAAACAATATGCGAATCAGTTTGGTCTTGGACATTGATTCGCATATTGCGAAGGCTTGCTGGGATTTTTCGTGTTGATAGTGATGCTGATGCCGACATGGTTGGTTATCTATTGCTTGAAAATCTATTTCTTTGTAATGGGTGGGTGGGTCTATATTCCATTTCAAGATCATTTTCAATTTCAATTTTCTGGCACTCAATGAAACGTAAGCAAGTAGGTAAACTTATTTAAGTCGCCCAATATTTCATCACGAATATTGAGTAAATCGCTATTTTCTGGATTTTTAAAATACGGCGCATTTGACATATTAACAAGATATTTTTTGAATATTTCAATACATTGCTTGAACTTGGTAACACTCGTGTAGTCATAAAAAGGGATATGTTTTGTAGATGTGAGGTTTACACGTTTGCCTGTTTTGCCCAACATAGTTTCTACAAACTCGTCTATACGTCCGTTTAGGCTTTCATATAATTCGTCGGTGGCTTTATGTTCCGGATAACTAAATGTTTTCCAGTGATATATTTTAACAATATTTAACACTTCAATAAATTTTAGAACGATTTCGCTTTCGCTATATTTAGAATTAGAATGTGTGTTTCTTTTTATTTTTCTTGTCGCATTTTTCATGGTTTCTATATAGTATGTTTATATAATAATAATAATAATATTTTGTAGTAATATAATATACATCATGATTCATAAAATTCATATACAACACATAAAAAGTGTATTATTAATATTATTTGTTATTATATTTTTTTCAATATTTTCATACTTTTACCTCTATGGTGAAATATCAAATGCCGAAACATACATTGACTACTTATATTTTTCAATGATGACATCGACTACTGTAGCATATGGCGACATGACACCTACGACACAACGCGCAAGACTGATCACAACTATCTATGTATTTTCATTTTTATACCTATTGATTTATACAAATATTGTCAATGTTGATTAATTTTTGATTTTTGATTTTCCTTGGTTTATTATCACGGCCAGAAAATTGAAGTGAAACGGGGCGATAAAATAGAATGCAGTGAAATCAAAACATCAATCTCGTCTCTCTGTAAAATGTCGTCCTACTCTCAGTCTGCTACTCGTCGTTCTTCTTCGTCTTCTACTTCCTACACCTACGGAATCCCAGGTTCTCAGGTGATTATCAGTCTCAACAAGAGCGGAAATCATACTCTAACGCTGTCGCGTGGCCCCAATCCGAATTCCAAGACTTCTTCCAGTGTTCCTGTTCCTGTTCCTGTTGCCGATCGCAAATTTCCCGATGGTCGGGTCGGTCCCGCCAATACACCATTCTGCAAGGTTTGCTACGATGCGGGTCTTCCTGTCGCCGACTATACCAACCACTACGTCAAAGACCAACCCGGCCCTGGCGGAAAAGTCGTGTGCCCTACACTTCTGGCGCAAAAATGTTTCAAGTGTGGTGTCGCTGGACACACTTCAAGCTACTGCCCCGAAGAAGCCCGTCGCGAAAGGGAGCGTAAAGAACGCGAGCGCGAGGCGAAGAAGCGCATGAATGCGACCGATGTCAACGGGTGGAAGGTCGTCGGCGATGTCAGCTCGTCAAAGCCACGTGTCGAAGCAGCTCCTGCTCCTGTTGCTGTCGCCGCACTTCCCGCCGTTGCACGCAATTCATTTGGTCTTCTCGCGGTTGATGATGACTCGTCGTCATCTGGTAACGAAAGCGATTCAGTTCAACAACAACAACAAGAAGAAGAACAACAAGCACAACAACAAGAACAACAACCCGCCAAGCCGCTCACCTGGGCTCAACGTGCCGCCGCTGCCGCAACCAAAGCGCCAACAACATCTACTACAGGTTCAGGTTCAAGTTCAGGTTCTTCTTCAAGCAACGGCATCTCCATCACTACCGGCTTTCATGTCCCTCATGTCGTCGACACGCGGTTCCAGTTGCACGCTTTGTGTCAAAACATCAGCGTGACCCAACGCGGATCTTCTGCGAAGAAAGCCGCCGCCGCCGCAAATCATCGCGGGAATGCCGCTGCAGTTGCGCGCGAAGGTTCGCTCAAACGAAAGCAAGAATCGGTTACTATTCCTGCCTAAATGGGGTGCTACGCGATGGTAAGTAAGTGCGCGCGCTGTGCTGTGTATATGTTCTAACACTTTTTTATGTTTTATTACTATATATGCTATATTAAATAGTAATAAAATTTTATATAATTAAGTATTATTTTTTTTATATCGTTTTGTTCCTTTTTTGATTCGTTTATATTTGCCACCCCCCCTTGTAGTTCTTGGAGAACTATTCTCACTTCGGCAACGACGTGAAAAACAACCAAAATACTTTTTCCACCATGGTAAAGGAGATGAAGGTGAAGATGAGGATCTCGAAGAACTTGTCGACTTCCGAGTAAAACTAGACGCTAATATACGTGCTGTTTCTATCTTTTTTAACCCCCTGTCGCGACTTTTTGGCATAACTATGGTATATAATATATTAATACTTTTTTTATTTTAATATTATATGATTTTATTACTATCCATGCTAAAATAAATAGTAACAAAATAATAACGCTCCCCACCGGGTTCGAACCGATGACCTTGTGGTTAACAGCCACACGCTCTACCTACTGAGCTAGGGAAGCTTAAAAACACCCCTGGAGGGACTTGAACCCTCGACCCCAGGATTAGAAGTCCTGTGCGCTATCCAACTGCGCTACAGGGGCGCAACCAACGTATTATACTATCTTCATATATTAATATTTTTGTTTTTTAACGCATTTCAACAACAACAACACGCTGCTAACCAGATTCGAACTGGTGTTATTGGATTCAAAGTCCAATGTGCTAACCACTACAATATAGAAGCATTGAGCATCAGGTGTATTTACTTACCAAAGAATATAGGACTCTCACCCCGATATTATTTATATTTTTTTCTTTAAGTTTATTTTTGGTTTAAGTTTATTTTTTATTATCAGTCTATTTAGTATTTTATAACCAATAAATAAAACAAATAAAACAAATAAAACAAATAAAACAAATAAAACAAATAAAATAAATGCGAATATTTTCGAAACTATATAAAATATTGTGTAACCGGGTTCTATCTGTGTATCTAATTTTATAAAGTTAAAACCTTTTTTTGTTAGTAATGCAATTATATGCAAAATAGAATTATCTTTATGCCAGTTTTTCGAGTTTTCTGTATTGTGGAATAGTTGGTAACACAGGGGCTCGTGATACGTATATCTTCTTGAGTGTGTGAAACTATACCAGTCCCAATCAGTTATATCTTTTTGATTTACTTTTAGTAACTTTTCTCTATTTTGTTTGGTATAAATAACTGCATGCGTTCCTAATGAACTAATATTTATAAAATGTTTACTATCTAATGTGCATGGAAGTTGTAAAAGTGGTAAACACCCCAAGAAATACTGATAGTCTTCGTTTTTATGTTCATTTAAAAATGTGCAAATATCCTGTTGTGTAGAAGTTTTTTTAATTTTTTCAGTAAATATAAAGTCATCCTCTAAAATTAGTATATTATCATAGTTTTGATTTTTTGCATGTTTAAATACTTGTAAAAATGCATCCACCAAGTCATGTGCGGGAAGCTTTATGTGTTCATCTTTTTGACACTTCTTGTATCCTTTATTAAAAAGTATATAAAATTCTTTCGTTGGATGGTATGTTTTTAGTTGATTCATTATATCGTCATAACGACCATTTCCTTCTAAGTGAATAATATATGTTGCATCTACGGCGTCATGTAGTAGTCCTGTCTTATATTTTATTTTTTTAAATGTATAACATTCTGAACTATCTTTAAATGTCATACTATGGTATATTATATTATTCATTCATAAAATAATTAACAATAATAATTTTATAAATAAGCAAATAATATAAAGTAAATATATACACATACATGTCTACAAGACGAAAATCACCAACAGAAAGTGCAACATTATTTAAAAAGGGGACGATTAAGAAAGGCAATGACGGGAATAGGTGGACTATCGTAACAAATGCGCGAGGGGTGCAACGTTGGCAGAAGGTGCAAGTGCAAGGGGCGAATGCGTCTAAAAAACTGATGAAAAATAAAACCAAAAAATCGAAGCGTATACTAGAAATGGAAGCAGATCCAAATTCCGTTTGGGGCAAGAATAAACCATTAGAGAAACTTTGGGAAAGTTTAGCCTCCGGCAAAAAGGTGGTATTGATACAGAAAACCGGTGGGCATAAAATATTCACTTTGCCTAGCGGCAAAATGGCGGCGCTAAAAATATTCAATACGTTTGATGATGACCCGAATATCGTCGCGGTTCTTTCATCCAATCTATCGCAGGATGCGTATGAAGTGTTTTTGTATCCGAAAGCGGGAGATAAATCGGTAGAATATGTTATCAAAAATTACAAGAAATATTTTAAACCTTTGGGGCCTATGCCGGCGGATTTGGTTGCAAAAGGTATACCAGCACAAGTGAAAGTGTTTTTTCCGGCGTAGGGTTGGTTGACGATATGTGGTGCATTGCGGTGAGTTATTTAGGATTTATAAATAAATAATTTTATTATTATTATTATATTTTGATAATATATAGTTATAATTCAAATGGAGGAACTACGACCTGGAACGACAGTTACCTTAAAAATTGATGAAAATAGTAAAAATGATCCCACATCCGGTTTTAAAACTAGAATTGGTCAATTAAATGAGATGATAACTGGACATCCTAGTAATGAACTTTATAGAATACCAATTGGGAAAATAATAAGTTATCAACGGGATAAGGGTATGTATGAGGTCATGTGGGAAAACGCCATCGCATCCAGAGCTAATAGTCCTAATACATATTTAATGTATCCGAATGAACTAGTTACTGGTACTCTACCAGATGTTGAATATGGACCTTCTCCTCCTTATGGAGAAGGCGGTGGTAAAAGAGCACGCAAAACTCGCAAATCCAGAAAGGTTCGCAAGTCTCGCAAAGCGCGTAAGTCTCGCAAAGCGCGTAAGTCTCGTCGTCATCGTCGTCGTGCACGTCGGTGAATTTAGGATTGGTTGGGGTTGTTGGATTAAAAATTAATAATAACTTTTGGAGTTATTATTAATAAAAAGATTTGCGCCAAGCAGGGTTTGAACCTGCGCATCCTGAGATAGTAAGTGAAAGGGTTTATCCACGAATGTGGTTATATTAGATAATAATAAAATTGATATAATATTTTTGTTTTGTATTTATAACATATCACAGCAATGGCGTATATATATCGTATACTCAATAAAATTACAAAAAAATGTTACATTGGTGAAACAAAATGTAAAGATGTTTCTAGAAGATGGAATCAACATAAACAAACAATAGAAATAAATAAAGGCTGTCCTGCTTTGAGAGATGCTGTTAAAAAATATGGGATTGATAATTTTGAATTTAGTGTATTGATTATTTGCTTTGATGATGAAAGATTTAAATATGAAATAGAGTATATAAAAAAGTATAATAGCGTTGCTCCCAATGGTTATAATTTAACAAATGGTGGAGAGGGTGGCGGGTTTCAAGGAAAAACTCATACTGAAGAAGTTAAAAATGGTATTAAAAATAAATTAAAACAAAAATATATCGATAATCCAGAATTGAAAGAAGAATTGTCAGAAAGGAATAAAATAGTTATGAGTAATCCTGAAGTAAGAGAGAAGATAAAAAATGGTATTTTAAATTCAGAAAAAATGAAAAAAAATATTGAAGATAAAAGAACAGGTAACTATAAAAAAAATAAACATACCGAAGAAGCTAAAAATAAAATTAGTGAAAGTTTAAAAAAATATCACGCTAGTAATGTAACAACTATTAAAAATATAAATGTTCAAAAAGATAATAAACTAGGAACCAAAATTAAACAATACGATATGAATAATAATTTATTAAATGAATATACAAGTATAAGCGATGCATCTAGGAAAACATCTGTTGCGAAATCATCGTTATTAGTTCACTTAAAAGATAATACCAAAACAGGTGGAGGATTTATATGGAAATATGCTTGATTAACTAAGAATGTGTTGTAGATTGGAACTAAAATTAATAATAACTTTAGGGTTATTATTAATAAAAATATATGCGCGAAGCAGGATTCGAACCTGCGAACCCGAAGGACGTCGGCTTAAGCGACGTGGCATTGACCACTAACCGATTCGCGCAAAACATGAAAAAAAATATTGCTCCTTGCGGGGCTCGAACCCGCGACCCCGAGCTCATAAGACTCGTGCTCTAAAACCACTGAGCTAAAGGAGCGAGACCATATTCCGTGTCATTTTTTTGGATTTTTGTTATAGTATTAAAAGATTTAAAGGTTTACAGGTTTACAAGTGCATAAGATAAAGTGTGAGTGAATAACATCACTACCTTGTGATGATGGTGATGTTGTGCGTCGCGGTGCTACCAACATTTTTTTCAAACTAATAATGCTCGATTTTTTTGGTTTGCTGTGTGTTGGTAATGAAGTGTGGTGTGTGAGACCTGTTAGGAAAAAAAGGGAAAGGAAAAAGAAAACACAAGTGTTAGTAATTACCACCCGCTGGTTTCGATCCAGCGCCGTCTTAATAATGAGTCAAGAAAACCATTCAGTTATCAGACATTTCTGTCAAAAGAGCACCAAACAGGGGTTACGTCCGCCGAGGAGGTGGTTTGTTGTTGTTGCGGGTGGTGTCGCCCATATCGAAATCCCCACCACCCAAAGGTTTCATCGCCATAGTTGTAATTTAAAGATAACCCAATGATGGCGGACATTTTTCTTGGTAAAAAATATATTCATGGGTTTGGTTTTTTAATAAGTATGATAACCCACGAATGACGTACCAAGAAATAGTCAAAATATATCAATGGAGTAAGGTGTTGCATGCCCCACACTCGCATACAACTATCTCATCCATATGCGAACAAATTTCATTTCTAACTTGTCTGAAACATGAATACATTTGTGAGTGATTATGTTTTCGTGTGTCTAGAAGAGTCCAGTCCACTAAGCCAATAACACACTTGACAAAAATCCGCGACACCCACCCTCATCCATAAAAGAAACTAAATTCCCTTACTTCTTTTGAAAGATGATTATACCCATAATGTTCACGTTTATGTCAGTTTAAGTTTTATGAAACTTGTTAACATATCTCCGATGAGCCTATACCCACTCTGTTTTTAGTCTCTGAGCCTGACCGCGCCAGTGCCTTGATGCACCGATGCGAATTGATGAATAATACCGGAGATAGGTTTCGATCCTATGTCCTCGGGGTTATGAGCCCCGCGCGCTGCCCCTGCGCCACCCCGGTAAAGTGATGATTGGTTACTACGTTTTACGTCCAGCTTGACAATACCGGCGATAGGCTTTGATCCTATGTCTCGGCTGGAGCGACCACCGCGAGCTTCCACTACTCCGCACCGGTAAAACAAATATCTTAGAATGAAATGATGATGCTACTAATGCGTTTATAGCGTGGCGATTTCTTTAAAAATGCCAAAATGGTAAATACCGGCAACCCGTTTCGATCGAGTGACCTCGGAGTTATGAGCCCCGCGCGCTAACCTCTGCGCCATGCCGGTAAAGTATGTATCTTTGCTGTGTTTTGCGTCGCTTAGCATATGACGATGCGCTTCTTTAAAGCGCACGAATTGAAACTACCTCCTAGGGGTTTTGATCCGCCTGACCTCAGGATTATGAGTCCTGCGCTCTGCCTCTGAGCTAAGGTGGTTTTAAACGCATGTGTGCGTGGGGGGGCGTTTCTGTAAAACGACCAAATTGAAATGTTACCGGTGGTAGGTTTCGATCCTACGTCCTCTGGGTTATAAGCCATAACCATCTTCAAATCGGACTAAATGTCAAAGAAGGTAGAAGACGATGTTTTACAGCGCGCTTCCTCTGCGCCACACCGGTATGTGTTTTGTGCTCTAGTGCCTTGATGCACCAATGCGAATTGATGATAATACCGACAACCCGTTTTGATCGAGTGACCTCGGAGTTATGAGCCCCGCGCGCTTCCTCTGCGCCATGCCGGTATAATATGGGATTGTGTGAATGAGTATTTCATTTCTACCAACTACTCATTCACATATACATATAGTTGGATGACTTTAAGTAGTTTTGGGGAATATATATTATAACAATAAAACTACTTAAAGCGCCATAATAAATATATAGTCGAAAAGAAACTTAAGAATATTTTCTTATCCTATATTATAAAAATCTTTGAAACCCTTTGAAACCCTTTGAATGTCTTCTCTCAACATGACGAACAACTTTCCCACACGGACTAGTCCTGGTGTCTTTACTGGTGGTTCCGGCAATGCCAACAACAATGGCTGGGGTGCCCAGGGGCACATTGGCATTGGAAACAACCAACGCTATGGTGCGATTCACGTCGGACGTGATGCCGGGTGGAATGGTCAAGGTTCCAATAGCGTTGGTATTAGTGGAGGATTCCGGTTTTAGGCAGTAGTCCTGTGGAAATATACGTTATGTAATATATTATGTATTAAATAATATATCCTATATTACAAGTAAGGAGTTAAAATAAAAATTGAAATGGAAGCTACGGAAGCTACGGAAGCTACGGAATCTATTGCATTGCACCATATAGTTCAAACGATGACTCATACGATGAACTACTTATCTGCGTCATTATACGAGTCTCAATTTACGAAAAATCATCAAGACTCGTATGCAACACTACGCTCTATATACGATAGCGTAGCTTTGCGACCTTCTGTAGCGCCGTCGTTAAAAGATGTCGCGCAATTTTATGAAAATATTGTTTACTTGGGGAGTGTTACGTATACTGATGACCCGGATTATTATACACACAAACGAAGTCTGCGAAAATATTTTATAAAAGTTTAAACTGGTACTATAGCGAAACGGCTAAAAATCGGGCTGCAAACTGGTTTCGTTACAACACGTGAGTTATATAGGTTTTTTATAATAAAAATTATATTTAGTGCGTTTTTTTCTTATCATGAGATTTTAATTCTAATAGTTGTAGAACACTTTTATCAAAAAAATCAACAAATGCGTATAACATTCTATATGATTTATGTATGCTACTATGTTATTATATATAAATGAATACTTTTATATTACTATTATAAATTATTTATTCAATTTTTAATATATGAATTTGTTTATTTAATTTATAACAAATAACAAATAACAAATAGGTTATTTAGAAATAATAAAAAATTTTTATTTTTATATTTTTTATTATATAGTATATATAATATATACTATATAACTACTAATAGATATGAATTTTAGTTTAGGTAATAGACGTGATGCAAATTTAAAAAAACAATCAATAATATATAATACTATTTTAAATAACCAGAGAAATACGATGCTTGCGTTACAACAACGACAAAATAATGCAGTTGTTGCTCCTGTTCATATTCCTGCTCCTGCTCCTGCTCCTGCTCCTGCTCCTGCTCCTGCTCCTGCTCCTGCTCCTGCTCCTGCTCCTGCTCCTGCTCCTGCTCCTGCTCCTGCTCCCGTGCCCGTTCATGCTCCATCTACCAATAATAAATTACCCAAAAAAGGCTTTAGTGTTATATTATCAAAATTAAACCAGTAATACATAATTTACACTTTTTGTATAGAATTTGTTATAGTTTAACTAATTCTATATTTCATGATACGCGAATAATATTATATTTACTAATTTAGAAAATTATAATATTATTAAATATTATAATAAATATGCCGCTCAATCAGATTTTTACAGCAAGTACTAATGCTCCTGAGGATGTACAAGTATCCGTAGATATTTTTGACTTCAAAAGCTTTGCTAAGTTTTTTATGAAGGTTTTATTAGAAAGTTCCAGCCAAGTTGTTACTGCTTATACTATACAGATTGACAATTCCCCCCCAGTTAATGTAACCGGCTTACTATCGAATGGTGATACTCCAACCACAAAAACAGCAGAAGTCGAGCTTATTCATTCTGCTACCCCTTCTCCTACTCTCAAGGATGGTAATATAGAATATAATTTTATAGATGGCAACACTTATTGCGTTAAGCTCCACGTGGTAATAAAAGAAATTGTTGATGGGGTGACTCAAACATATAACTTCAAAACTCATTATGATTTTAGATATTATGCAGACCCCGTGAAACTTTCAGATTTTGGTTTTAATGACAATTATCAATCTGGTGATGCCCTAGGGGTTATAGGATTATCATTGTCCCATAATAGTAGATATAGTGTTCCAGATTCAACTACTCCGGAAAATATTACTTATGAATCCGGTATTACTACTAAAGCTGTTGTACTTATGATTCATGAAGTTTCATCTGATAATTGCGATTCTGATGATATTTACCGCGAAATGGATTATATTGCTACCGGAACTTATACTATTGAAGATATTGTGCTAGATCCTACTAAAAAATATACTATTACTGCACAGGCTATGTGGGCAAAAGGTTATTCAACATCTAAATTATCAACCCAAGAACTTTCCGTCTTAGATCGTCCTGTAATACAAAATGTAGTCATAGAAAATTTGTTTGAACATAGTGCAACTGACAATGTAGTGACAATTACTACTGACGCAATAACATCGCCAAATGGTAATGCAGTATCTAAAATTTGGTTTGAGTTCTATGACAACAATACTCTTGTAGCTAAATCAGGTGGTAATTCTGGAACTAGTATAAATACAAATAATGTATATCCATTAAAATTATCTGATATTGACATCGTGGCAAATGGTGGTCTTTTAGTTGATACTAACTATAAAGTTAAAGCTAAAATACTATATACCTCGGGTGATTATAGAACGTCTGCTTCTTTTCCTGAAGCAACCGCAGAATATATAAATTTTACCAAAAGTCTTCCTGAGATCGTTGGTCATACTATTAATCCTTTGTATACTAGTGATCCACTTGAAAAAATACTAGATATCGAGGTTCAAGAACAAGCATACCAACTTTATGCTCCGAATATTATAAATGGAATCAGGTTTCACTTTTATGATGCTGAAGATACTGAAACCATAGTAGCAAGCACTATTTCCTATACATTTGTAAATAGTGAAGGTGAAGGTAATGTAACTTATCCTATATTATTATCTGAGGTTACTCGTGTGCTTCCTGATGGGGATTATCTTGTCAATGATAAGAATTATAGAATAAAGGCAGAAGTAACACTTGTAAAACATAGCGCAGCTATTGAACTGCGACTTTCTGAACTGAGTTCTGTAACGGAATCTATTCCTGACCAAGTAAATTTTAGCGAGAGTTTTCCCGAGATCGTTGGTCATACTATTAATCCTTTGTATACTAAGGATGATCCTTCTAATGGAAAGATATTAGATATCAGTGTTAAAAAACAAGAATACTTTCTTGTTGCTCCTAATGCCGCGAGTGGAATCAAGTTTCACTTTTATGATGAAAGTAGCACCACTATCCCAGTAGCAAGCACTAGTTCCTATACATTTGTAAATAGTGCAGGAACCGGCAATGTATCTTATCCTATATTATTATCTGAAGTTACTCCTGGTGTTCTTGTCAACGATAAGGATTATAGAATACAAGCGGAAGTAACACTTGAACCACATCATGGAGGAACCGAAACGCGACCTTCTGCATTTAGTTCTCTTACTGCATCTATTCCTGACCAAGTAAATTTTAGTCTTAAAAGACCATTTATTACTTTAAATGCATATGATTTCCAAGTTGAGGGCGACGATAGTGCTGATCCTGTTATCGCAAATATAGTTCTTCGTAAAGAGCTATATGAATTAGTTGCTCCTAATGTATCAGCTGGTGTTGCTCCTAATCTAACAGATGGAATTAAATTCCTTATTTATGATTCAGATGAAACGACTTTAGTTGGATCGACTAGATATTATATCTTTCAAAATAGTAGCGCTAATCTTAGTAGAGAATATAGTATAAATTTAAGTCATGTAACTATCGAATCCGGTCAGGATCCTCTTGAAAATGGAAGAACGTATAGGGTAAAGGCACAGGTTACTATCATTCCACATGCAGGATCTCCACCAGAGTTACGACTTTCTGCTGATTTTAAAGACTTAAAAGGTTCTCAAGACGCTGCTCCTCTTTCCAGTGTAACTATTTCAAATTCTTGGGCACTTGCTACAAATAATAATCCAAGTTCTTCAGGTTTGACCAAGGAAACGTTCGCCGATTTACCCAATGTCGGTATTTCTGGTTACTTTAATAAAACCCCTCAATTCAATGGTGGAAGCACTTTAAACCATCTTGATATTGAAAGTACTAAATTTAGAATACAATATAGTGTAGGTGTGGCTAGCGTAGGTGTGGATGATGCGGTTGTGTGGACCTATGGTGCGTGGACTGATGTTCAAAAGGCAGTTTTATTGCCGAAATTAAGCACTGATGCTAGTCTTGGGGCAGCAGTTATTCGCATTAATGCAGTAACTCCTGAAACATCTAGTGGAGATGGAAAATTTAATAACGTTATAGGTTCAGGGCCCGGACAACTTCAACCAGAAATGATATTTTTTATTCCTCAACAACAAGTTACAGGAGGAAGTTACGCTTTTACTGAGTCAAATCTAGTTAAAGTTCAAATTTCTATTATTGATCCCACCAATATGTGGGCTTCAGCTAATGGTGGTGTTACTGCTTTTACAGAATCTAATTCTATTCAGCTTATAAATAGGATAAATAATTACGGGTTCGCTCTTGGTCAATCCTCTGAACCCTATAATACACTTAGTCAAGAAGGTTATTTATTTTTGAATATTCCCGTTGATTGGAAATCTATACATGCTGATTCCGTTGTAGTTGGTTATAAATATGATTCTGACGATGATTATAGTTATCAAACATTTACCTATGACCCTACTACGACGATATCGTTTGAAGTTGATCCTAATGCTGGAACTACTCTCTATTATAGTGTGGCATATCTAGTAAAAAATGTTAATATTAGCCCTACTGCTACTACCCAAGGTCTTACTATTGAAGATAGTGTTCCTATTAAGTTTTTCCCTTCTTCAAGTGACTATTCTATTACAAACACTTCATATACAACATTTAATACCGGTGGAAAAAGCAGTATAAAATTTGATCTTGCATTTACTGCTGCTTCGACATCTAAAATTGGTGGTATCAATGTTTACTTTACGTCTCCTAATTCTACTCAAGAACCCGGAGACAAGACAAGAATTGCTACATTCACTGCATCTCAAGCCGGAATTAATAAAACTATTCAACTTATTCACTATGGTTCTTCATCATCTACGATAAATTATGCTACCACTTTAAATAATATCCCATTAAATAGAATAGATGCATCAGGAGCACATGTAACTGATGATTATTCTATTGTTTGGCAAGATTTTGGTTTGGCCAACATAACCTTTGAAGCTTACAGAGATAGACGCGTAACAAGCACCGATGCTTCTTTTGGAACTATAAATTATGTAGAATCTGGGTCGAGCGACTTTGATAGAACTATTTGGAATGTTCCAGTGATGAATTCCCCAAGGTGGAATGGACCGATTACTCTTGAGGGTGGTGTAAGAAATTCAAGTACTGCTACCAAGTTATCATGGATGCAAGTTCATAATATGAATGGTGTTAATTTTACACATGATTTTACTATGATGAAGAATGATAATAGCACATCTTTGATTCACGATCATAGTGGTTTGGTACAGAATTTTAAAATTCTTACTATAGATCCGGACGCTAACGCTAAATATAATATAACACTTGCATCAGTATTTGACCCCGGCACCACCGGGTCTATGCGCGAAGTGTCTGCTCATCCGGATACCATAGAGTTTCATACTATTCATGTAGATGTTTCGGATATTGATATTTCCGTGCAGAATCCTAGCAATACAACTAAAGTTAATTTGTCATTTAACGATGCCGTAGTCTCTGGTAACACTCTTACTACCGCTGGGGCTATAGAAAGTGCAACTTTTGATTCTAATATTGCCGAACAACATGTAACGTTTACATCCACCAACCCTACCACAGCCTTGACGAGACTTGCTCCAGCAACCAACAATGTTATTGAAAGAATAGTGTCTCCGGCCACTACTAAAGAATATCTTTTGCCTAGTGGTAGTTCACTTGCACAAAAGTTTAGTTTTTTTATGCGATTGAAAGCTCTTATAAAATATAAAGTAACTGAGTATACTAATGCAACTCCCACAACTCCCACCACTGAGATTCTTACAACTTCGAGCGTTGAGATTGCTGATCAAACCGCTACAGATGATAATTCTCAATATATAGTTTCAAGTATTCCTATTATTGGAACAACATTTACTATTACACCTGATCCTGTTAACGGAAATCCCACTCTAAACTTTTTGTTGGATGCAAATGGACTTGAGGTAGAAGGGTTTACTAGCGTTGTCGTTATCATTGGTCAAGATGGAACAGAAAGTAATCCTGATGGCGAAGCCGTTGTACTTGTTTTTCCTGATACCGGTGCTACTTCTGACTACTCAAATGAGGTTGCTGGAAGTGGGGCAGTGTCTCTTGATCCAAGACTTACCGCAGGTGAGTCTTTTACTACAACTCCTACAACTATTACTGGAGCGGTTCATGGGTCACATACCGGTGACTACACTCTTACTATTGGAGATGTTAACGATACTACTGGAAGATTTAATAATTCTACTTTGAAGATGCCCCCTTCATCTGTTAGTGGTTTTACTGATGGTGCGACTCTGAATTTATGGATCTTGGCAACTACTAGACGTGGAACCAATTTTTCATCTCTAACTGCTACATACATCCCCCCTGTTGTAATAAGTAATCTAAGTATCAGTGCAAATGGTGATGATTTTTATGCGAACTTTGATGTAACGTCAACATAAACTATATTGGTCTACTTTTAAACAAATCTTACATTAGTATTTTGCTGTATAAAACCTAAAAATAATATTATAATATTTTTTATAATATTATTATAATATTATTTACTACTATATCTCTTTATCCACAAACACATTTGCAGTAAGATTGCGAATAATCTTTTTATTGTTTTTGTCATAGTCTTCTATTGGTTCGCATACATTGCGCATGATTGTCAAATACTCGATTTGTTTTGATTCTGTTTCCATCCAGTCTGGATTCTTTTCTACCCAATCCGTCAAAGCATTGCGTTCCTTCTTAGCAATTTGAATTATCGTATTTTTCATTTTATCGTGTGTCTCATCTTTCTCCCATTTTGCATTGTCTTTAATATACATAGTATCACGCTTCTTGTCCGTGCAGTGTATTGGTCGTTTTGTCACATCCAGTTGTTTCAGTCCCTTTATCATGACATCCGTTATCCCATTTACTAACCCGTTTTTACGCGAGAAATCCAAGTCTTCCAATGTTATCTTCAGTGAATCTATAAATTCCGATATATTCAACGCATCTTTACACGTCTCGTTTAGAAAAAACTGAATATTGAAGTTTTTGGATTTGTTGATGTTGGTATTGTTATTATTTGAACCAATAGTAGGTGCCATATTTTTTATCGTTTTTACAAGCTCAGTATTCTGTGTCATAAGCTGGGTTATCAGTGTTGTAAGCTTTGCAATCTCTTCTTTGTTTTCATTGGTGTTAGTGTTGGTGTTGGTGTTAGAAGACGAAATAGCAGTAGTGTTGACAGCATGTATGCAGACCTTTTTATGTTTCCACAACCCAGATTTTGTTGTGAATTTTCTATCGCATTTTTCACACCTATAATCATGCGGAGTTTCGGCATTTTTTGGCATTTTTTTGCTAGATGACTCGGTTTCCATGAGGTTTCCATGATGCTTACGGGTAGACAAGTGCTTTTTCATGTTACTTTCTTTGCAGCATACAAAGTCACAAATTTCACAAACAAAATTCGGCATTTTTCTCAGTCACGTTTTGGGTTTCCAAAGTTTCCTATATATGAAACAGAAAAAAGTCCTAAACCCTTTTCATATAATCTTTGGAAAATGTCCAAAATTTTATCGTAACAAATTTTTAGACTTTAAAAAGTGATTGTGACCATTATGGTCTGAGTGAGTTTTTCAACTTTTTTTCAAATCTAGGATTGGTTTTTTAAAAATGGACATTTTAAAATGTCCTTTTTTAAAAATCGTAGATTAGATTTGAAAATACATTCATCATTCATTATTAGCAAGTTTTGGTGAAATGGAGCAGAATAGTTTACTTCTTTTTCTATTAAAAATCACCAAAAAAAGTTCGCACAAGCGACGCGCGCAGTGCGGAGCGGCGACCTAGTTTATTTGCAAAAGACATTCCCAATAAAAAGAGAGCCTACTAATCCAAGAAGTGCACCGAGGTGATAGTTATACTGCATTACTTTATATACTCCTAACCATGCTTTCTTTTGTGTGTCGCCTTCGATATGCAGAATCATCCAGTCGCTTTTTGGTGCGAGCATATAATAAAAATAGTTGATAGTGAATGTGATTGCACCGACTACGCAAATCGTTGAGAAACGATTTAGCTTACGTGTTCCGGTGGAATGATTCCATGCTAAAAATATAAAAGACACTAACAATCCTAATCCAAACCCAATGAAATATATTCTCCTACGTTCATTTGCGATGTTATCGTATATTACATTTTGTTGATGTGTTAAAATGCGTCTAAAATTAGTAATTGATTCGGTTTTATCGGAACCATACATCGTAAAAATCATAGCAACGATGAAAATAGTAGCTACTACGCAACTTGTTCTACAAACCATGTTTGTGTGTATGTGTTTGTGTGTATGTGTTTGTGTGTATGTGTTTGTGGTTTTTGTTATATATATAATATAGATATAAAAATAGAAGTTGAGTAAGTAAAAAAATTTATTATATTTTGCACGGGGTTATAGTTATGAATATAGCGCGCGGTGTTATTGTGGATGCTAATACTATTATGGCAACGCGTCACGCAAGTCAAACTCACTACCACGCAATGCCGATAGCCCACGTAGTGCGGATAGTCGTGTGCTGGCTGAACGCGTATTTGGATTTACTCCTCTTGTTCGGTTGACGTGTGCTTCATCTAGGTGAATATGGTGCACATGTTGGTCTTGATTGTCCTGGTTGTCCGTTTCTTCATTTTCTCCGTGGTTCTCGTCGTTATCTGTTTGTTCGTTGTCGTCGCTGTTCTCGCTGTTCTCGCTGTTCTCGCTGTTCTCGCTGTTGTCGCTGTTGTCATCCCCGCTTTCGCTGTTCTCATCTTCCTCCGTCTCATCTTCGCTATACCATTCCTCGGGAACATTGTCAGCGTGCACAAATTCGGCGGTCGTTTGCAATACCGCATACGCAAATGTGCGCAGCGAATCTTTGAATGCTCGTTTTGGATGATTTGATCCGCGGATATTCAATATATGCGCGCTCTTGGGAAACCAATAGAGTTCATCGCGGATAATTTGCTCCGCATTTGAGGGGCGAAGAGTGTTTGTTATGTTTGTTTTTGGTCTCGGTTCTTCCAGTGACCCGCGGCACATGGGACACAAGTTTTTGGTGCGAAGTGAAGTGAGAAGGCATTGAAGATGATATGCGTGGCCACATGGCGTGAGTGTTGTGTTTTTGTCTCCCACATTCAGTGTTTCAAGACAAACGCTGCATGTGTATGTTTGGTCTTCGGGTTCGGAGGCGGAGGCGGTGGTGGCGGTGGTGGCCATGGCGATGGCGGTGGTGGCGTGTTCGCATTGAAATAGTTGGTGCGTGTAGTGTCCAATCAGCTGTTCGTCAGTGTATGCAAGTAGTTCAGGGTTTTCAATGGTTTGGGTTTCAATGGTTACTTGGGTTGTAGCAGGGGGTGCAGCGGGGGGCGTTACTTGAACCTGTGTTCGCGTTCCTGCCATCATTATATTCAGGATCCGCATTGATTTCTTGTTCTTGAAGTGCTGGTTCGTAATAGTATTTGCTTGTTGGGCGTTGGGGGATTTCGTTGGATTCATCATCCAAGCAGAGAAGTCGATAATTTTTCGAATGTAAGAGGCCATTGATAACTTGATGAATAGTTTGATTCTTTTCTGAATATACATTTATCCTATATATAAACTTCAATTTTCCGGGGACGTAATGCGGAAAATTGAAATGCAGAATGCAGCTTAATGTTTACGTGTGCGTTTGACACGACGTTTGGTGCGACGTTTTGCACGACGTCTCGACTTTGTTCTTATTCTGGTGGTGCCTCCTCCTTTTTGTGATAAAATACCAGGAAATCTGAGCGAAGAAGGTGATGGTGCCGATGATGAACTATAAGGGGGTAATGACTTTATTGAACCAAACCCTGGACCTGCATTACTCAATGGATTTGATAACCACGATCCTTTTCCGCCACATTTCCCCGCTATTATTTTTATTGTGTTTTCATTCATGACGCGTATATATATCTCCTAATATAGTATGATATTTTATTTGTTGGGCTTGATGGTTAGGCTCTTCCTCCGGTAACTAAAAAGCTTTTCATTTGACCATTTTTACCACCTACGGCCATTGATGTCCCTGATGGTTGAAGTATACCTCCTCCTCCTCCTCCATTGCATCTGCTACCCCCATTTTGGTTTGCTCTGCTAAAATATCCGCCGTCTAGGGTTTGGTTTGGACCAAAAGGTATCATTCGCGTTGAGGGATGAGGTGTGCTGCTGCCCCCGCGTCTGGTGCGGCTGGTGCGGCGAACGCGTCTGGTGCGTCGAACGCGTCTGGTATGTTTGGTGCGACGTGCGCGATGTGAACTTTTCCTTCTTGCCATAAAAAAAGTGGTAAATATATTATACTATATATACTGCAAATATATTATTTCAATGATAGTTCAATGATAGTTCAATGATTGATAGTTTCCGCAATGCTCAATACTTATCGCGCACGTCTTTGCCAACCGGGAATCGGGGTTTTCCTTCTTCCGTCAACTCCTGGTAAATAATCGTCAGCTTTTTGCCGACGTATTTTTCACCTGTTTGGAATAATTTGCGGCGATGTTCCATCGTTCCGCGGGGGCGAACACTGAATTCCTTTCCTTCCTTTGTGACGCATATCCAAATAATCGTTCCCTTGTCGCGGCCATCACCTTGGGTGAACCCGACTATCAAGAATTCGTCTTCTAAAAACTCCTTATACTTTTGCAAGTCGTGGCTTCGGTAATTGCAGCGATACATGCCTTTTTTGTTGCGCAACATGATTCCTTCATAGCCACTATCAATGAATTCGCTAAATAGTGCCTTAAAATTGGCAGGCGTTTTCGCCTCCGTTGTCGGGACCAAACGAATAAATTGCGGCAGGTGGTCGGATGTGGATGCGGACGTGGATGTCACATGCGGTGAGGCCATTCTTGACGCCGCATTTTGTGCAAAGATTTTTCTTAGCATTGCATGACGTTCTTCAAATGGTTTCGTTTCGTCCACAAGATCATAAATGTGATACTCGATCGCGCGCAGGCGATCTTTGTCGCTAGGTGTCAGTTTTTTCTTCTTAATGAGTCCGGCCAATTCTTCAAAGGGGATTTCGGTAGTATATAATTCGCCGTCGAATACTACGGCGGGGTGCTTCGCAAAGACGGGGGCGAGCGATGTTTTGATATGGTCCATTGTGTCAAAATAGGCGCCGGTGCGTGACTGACAATGCAATTCGGTGGTAATGGGGTCACGATACATTATGCAGCGCAATCCGTCTAACTTGGGTTGGACACAACAGGGGAACATGATGTTGTTCTTTTTTGCGGTGGTGGTGGCGGGTTCAAACGTATGTGCAAGCATTGGGAAATACTTTTTGGTGTGTTGGTGTGGTGGCGGTTGTTGGTCTGGTGCGGATGCGGATGCGGATGCGGATGCGGATGCGGATGCGGATGCGGAGGCTTCATCCTGAATCGTCTCTTGATAGGATTCTTTTTCATGCTTGTCTGTCCATTTTCGCTTTGTCTCTGCAATACATTGTTGAAGGGGCGTTGTCTCATTTTTCCTACCTATATTTTTTCCTTCCGTATATTCGCGAATCGTCAACTGCAGCTTGCCGTCGAGTTGGCCGTGTTCAATCGTTGCGAATGCTGGGGCTTGTTGCGCTTGTGCCTGTGCGCTCTTACTTTTACCTTTCAAATATATTTTAGCAACCCATACCCTCGTTTTGCCGTTCTTTTCCGTGCCGTATAATACGGGTAGTGTTTCGATTAAGGTGTGGTGGTTCGGGTTGAAGACGGCGTTAACGTCTGTCATGTTGTGGTTGGTTGGTTGGTTGCGTTGTGGTGGTTGGTCTTGATATGATATCCATACTTGTATAGACATAATGAATTATTTTGCTTCAATTTTATATCCAGAAAATTGAAATATTTATTAGGGTATAAATGATATACATAGACTACGTGTTCGCTTATTTACAAATCATGGTTGTTGTTGTCAAATCTGGTAGTGTTAATATTTGCTCCCCTTCTTCATCGTTTCACTATACGACAGCGTCGCATTTGTATATGAGATGCTATACGGCCTCATTGAGAAATTCAGCTGAGTGGCGAAAAAAGTTGTTTGTCAAGAAGAGCAATGAGTGCGGGAGTGGTGCGAAGGTGAATTCTTGTCAAGAAGAGAAAGGAGAGAAAGGAGAGAAAGAAAGAAAAAATGAAACATTGGCATTAAACCAAAAGGTTACGACAAACAATGAAAACATTCTTAGTGTTTTTCTGGATGTTCACAAAGTTATCAATACGCTTTCGACCCATTTAGAGAAAATACAAGTTGTTGAAAGAAAAGAGAAAATGATTGACAAGAAAAAAGGAGATATTATTTACCAGACAAGAGACGGGCGTGTTTTACACGCGTTTCATTCTTGCGAACAAGGAAAAATCATCTGGGAAGACATCGTCTACGATGACTTGAAGGCATGGTTGGCTGCGGCAAGTATTGAAGCGCCGTATCGTTGCTATGACTAAGTGGACGGGACGGGATGTTGCGATGACATGAATGCTGGAGACGAGAGAAAGGAGAGAAAGGAGAGAAAGGAGAGAAAAGGTGATAATAAATATAAAATGAATCTTGTATATTATTTGTTGTGTATTTTGATAATATTTTTTGAAGTATTTAAGTATTGAGGTTTAAGTATTGAGGTATTTGGTATATTTTAATATTCTATAATTATAAGTATATAATAACTAGTAAAAATGAAGGTTGCAACAAATAATTTATTTATTATTATTTTAATTATTTTTGTTGTGTTTATTTTATTCTTACGTAGTCCTGTATATAAATATATTTTAGGTGAAAGTAGAAGTAATTTACTTGAAGGAATGACTAGCAGTAAAACACATGAAAGTGAATTTATTTTGGCGAAAGACCGCGGGATGTGGAGTGGCGAAGGTCCCAACGAATATACGTGTAAGAATGACCCAAAACGTAATACGACAGGTAATAATGGCGATTACGATAGATATTGCATTTTTGATAAAGAAATTGATGCACAAAACCATTGTAAGTCAGAAGATAGATGTGTAGGATATATATCAAATCAAGCGCGAAATATGTTTACTGCAACAGCAAAACCTGTTCCAAATCCTGGTGCCAATGGTAGACATTATGAAAAAAGAAAAATACCTGCATCGGAGCCAAGGTTATCATTTCAAAAATTAGATAATACCAATTGCGTATATGGTCGTATAAAATATCCTGGTGAAAGTTCAATAGATGATGGGTATACATATTTAGGTGATTTTGATTCATATGATCAATGTGCTCAGTCCAATAATATTCCACGAGAAGCGAAGGCGATAACTTACCACGATACAAGTATAAGTGGTTATGCAAGACAATGTTATAGTATTAATGATAATAGTACAAAGGTTCTCAATCAGAAATATGCTACATGTGGTCTTGTTACTCCTGCCGCGCCTGCGCCTGTTATTTCTACTTCTTTGGGTCCTACTATTCCCAATCCCGGTTCAAGGTCTGATTTTGAAAATAAAAAATGCAACAACAATTCAACGAGTGACGGAAATTGTATTCCCGTCTGCATTCCAGTAAAAGATGGTAAAGTTATAGGACCTCCGCATGAAATATATGGAAACGAGGATAATCGTCAAGGTCCTGATGGAAAGAATTTTAATCAAGCTACCGCGAATTATTTTTTTCAAAAAAAGGCATATTTTCCTGAAGATCGAGATGATGACGATGGGAAATATTACCCAATAACCAAAGAGGGGGTATCGAGGGTCCCGTATGGTTCAACAACTGATTGCTTTCCAATACCGAATCCGGCACCATCGCCATCCCCCGTAGGTGGGAGGTGCAATCAGCAGTTATGCAGAAAGGTGAAAGATCCTCGTTTTGCAGGAGGTGCATGCAACCTAGATAAAAGTATTGGTAAGATAGTATGTTCGGCGTGTCCGGAGGTTAATGGCGAAATAAACTGCAATAACTTTAGGGCAACGTGTTCCGGATGTGGTTCTGATTTAATGGCGACGTTTCCCGCTGGTTGGCAACCTGATCGTGATCGTCGACCAGGACCAAAAGAAAAGCTATTCACGCGAACAGAATGCGAGACAAGTTGTGAAAACCCCGGAGTGGAGATATTTCAAAATTATTTAGATACGTTTCGCGATGGAGCAGGTTTTGATGATGGAAGTTGTCAGATTATTGGGAAAAATAAGGATATGGTAAAATGTAGACCTATAAGGAAGACTGCAGGTTTAGGTGTTAGGGTAAACGGCGGTATGAAACCTATTCCTGCACCAGATGAATGTGTATTGTGCGACGAACCAAAATTGCAAGGATATGCAACATTTGAGCGAAAGTGGGATGAGTATGCAAAACAAAATGATTACGTGAATGTGAAACTAGTTGATAGACCAATAACTGGTGCAAGTTATGGACCAAATGAGGAGGGGAGTGGTAGGCGCGGTGGTGGTGGCGGTGGCGGTGGCGGTGCTCAAAACTGGGAAAGATGGGATGGAGGTGACAGCACAAATGGTGCTGGATGGAGAGGACAGCAGACGGGAGGATGGTATCAAACTATGACCGATGTAAAGAATAAATCTTTTCAAGTTGCTACTTCAAATAATGATGGAAATCGACAACAAGCATATATTGAATCGTTGAAACTTAAACTGAATAAATTAAACGACGAGTATATCACACAACAGATATTGGTAAATAAGATGAAAGAAGATATTTCTAAAATGGTTTCTGCATGTGGACTAGCTAAGAGTAAATTAGGCGAGGCAATGAAGAGTAGCGTATCTGATAGTATGAATAAAAATGCAGCGATTACATTAAAGGAAAAAATTGACGCGAATACAAATGCTGGTAATATTGAAATGCTTCAACAAAATGTAAAAAAGTCTTGTGATAAGTCGATGGAAGTGAGTAATTCTTATAATTCTGCTATAAAACAGCTTAGTATTATTGATGCCAAGCGACAGGAACTTAGTGAAAAACTGGCGATTGCAATAAACTCGGTGACAGAAAATAAGACGACTATTAATATTAACCTCATGGGTGGTATGGGTGGTATGGGTGATTGTGGTGGTCGTCTTGGATGCGGAACAGGAGTCAATAATAATAATATGTATCCTGGTAATTTTTTTAAACCTCAGCGTATTAACGACATGATTAACAATGTGAATATTCCTATGCCTTACCAAGATATTATCATCTTTTAAGTCGAGGAATTATAAAACACATAAAATTGAACCAGTAACATGAAAATAAGTGGATGTAAAATTGTTATAACAAAACAGATTTACATGCAAGTGCAAATTCAGGCGCAAAGATTTATAGAGAGCGAATACGAGTTTTCCCGTGAACAAGAACAAGAACATGATAGAATATGGGGAAAGAAAGTTTTGTTTATTAGCGGAATGGTTCTTTTGATGAGTTGGATGTTTGTTATATATCTTGATGTTACCCCTATACAAAGTATCCTAACGTATATATATAATTTTATGTTGTCATATGTTAGTTTATCTCATAGAGTAATATGTGACGCATTTTCGTTTATTACTGGACTAGTATTTATATTTATATTTTCAATAATCGTTATTACTATTATAGTTGTATCTTCCATTCCCTTTCTTGCATTCATATTTGCTTTTACTAGTGTTTAAGTGAGATAATACAATAAAAAAATTAATATATATTTTTATTGTATATTCCATTCAATGTTTGGTTATAGGCATAAGCATTCACGTTGTTGTTTTTACCTTGATGACATAAAGTTTTGAATAATACTTCCATTGTCTTCCCAATAATTTGGTTCAAGACTTGTTCCAATTTTAAGAGATGTTGTTGATTGATAGTTCTTCGAAACACGTTCAAAGCACACATTTGCGTAGTTGAATAGTTCGCGTATTTCGTCCATGATATTAAAGTCATTGTTATTGAATACATAGTTTGGATTTTGAGCTATGTTTGCACGAGAGGTTCGCAGATGTTCCGCGAAACGAAATATAATATCCGTTGATGTATTGAGGACCATAGTAAGGATGTTTTGGATGTCGCGTGACTTTTGCATCTTTTTATCAGAACGCTGCAACGATGTGGCGAAATCTTTTTCCGATAAGTCGCCGAGGAGGTATTTCACACCGAGTTCTTCGTTGTATCTTAGCGGATCGACGCGATGCTGTGGAAGTGTAACCTGGCGTATTTCGATAATAAGGCGACAGATTTCGCGGAACTGGAGTTTGCGGAATAGTATCTGGCGGTAGCAGTTCATTTTTTGGTCTGGTGTTAGAGTTTGTTGTTGTTGCGTGCCCATTATTCTGTTCACGTTTTTAATGCAATCCTCGTAAAATTTTTCCCATCTGGCTTGTCCCGTGATACCAGGTGCGTTATACATGTTGCGATTTGTTCCTCTCCACATTATCATCATTTGCGATATTTCTTCACGCGGGAATAAGTCCATCGTTATTGTGTGCGTTGTCGCGTAATCTACTTCGCGACCGCATAAAATATCGCCTATAACACGTGGTGCTTGGCCGCCGTTACGCTGACGCTGAAATTCGAAATAGTGTGGGTTATGAATAATCGTCTCGATGCGTCCTGTTACCCAGTCAAATGCGCAGTCATTGCATGCCGTGCAAAACATCTGGTTGCATCCGCTGATTTTGAATACGCGTGCACCGCATTTTGGACACGGGCGTGTTTCTGTGTCGATGAGCTTTGCGGATGCGAGATTATCGGGATTGCATTCGTGGGGTGCGTCTTGGGTCGTGCCTTTTATTTCGTGGCAATCCTTGCATGCCCACATGTTGCAAAGGTTGCATTTCCACTGCGTGCTGAGAAATCCGCGACAATTGCTTGCAGTATTGGGGCATGGACGAATAAATGCTGCGGCATGAGGTGCTGAGGCGCCGCCAAGACGCGGATTCGGAAATGCATCGGCTGCTGGGCCTACGCGGATGCGATACTCAATGTTGGCGATTTCGCGCTGGCACTGGTATTGTTTTGCACGGAGTTCATTCATCTGTTTCAAAAGTTCTTCGTTTTCGCGTTTGAGGACGTCTTTGCGGCGAACCATTTCGGCGACAGGTTGACGTGTAGGGAGCAGGGCGCGCTCTCTTTGGAACATAACGTATTCGCGATGTTTTTTCCAGTCTTGTGTCACGAACTTTTGCGTGAAATTTTGGACAAGAAATTCTCGTTGGAATTCTCTATGGCAGTTCATGCAATTGGGGGCTGCATTTGACGGATCGATAATAAATGTTGCGTGACATTGGCGACAGGCTTCAAATTCACACGATGTGCATTTGATAGGCACGTGATTTGACTTGTTATATTTCTCGCAACATATTTTGCATTCCGATGCCGATACCAATTCCGTGACTGCATTTGTGGTCGGAGCTTGTGTAACATGAATAGTGCTTGACACGATATGATTTTCGGCATTGGTATTTGATGTCATTTTGATTTGTTCGCTTGTTGTTTCTTCTTTTGGTATGTCTACATTTACTATTTCATTAATATTAATTTCAATTTTATGGGAGGTCATAGAATTGGGATATATAACTATTATAAATATTTTTTCCACATTTCATTTACGTGATTTGCCAGATATAGTTCGAGTATCTTGTTGTTTTCGTTTGTATTTGAGACGCTATCATTTGCTAAATATAAAGGAAGCCATTTATGTGTAATCTGTGAAAAATGGGTCATGTGAAATACTTCGGCGCTTGAGCAGTAGCGTAGTGTTGCGAACATTGGTTTGTTGTCTCTTATCTGTTATATACTTATAATATACCAAATCGGTTTAATATGGTTTCGTATGAAATAAAAATAAAAAAAGTGTTAGTATGAGGACATGCGGCGTGCGGCGTGCTACTTACCTTTGCTTACCTTAGAGTGTATCGTTTGCGACACATGTGTGTGCGATGTGCGATGTGTGGCGTCTTAGAATCGCGCACCCATGGCGTAGAACTTCCTGAAGATTTCCGCAGTTCCTTCCTTGCCCAGCGGCGTGTATGCGAGCACAGAGATGTCGGCGCCTTTTGATGAGGGGTAGGATGGGATGCCCATGTCGTGCATCGTGAAGAAGCCGCATGACTGGTAGAACTCGATTTCACGCTCGTTATCTGTTTCGGTGCGCGCGATTGCGATCTTGCCGTTCTTGTTCACACAATCGCAAAACTGCGCGACAAGCTCCTTCTTCCATTCAGCGCCGACCTTTGTCGTGGATATGAAATTAGGGTCCATTATGAGCAGCTGCAGGAAGATGAAGGGCTTTGCTTGGACAAATTTTGCGAGTTCGTCTGGGTGTGTGTAAGTAGCCATGTCACGCAGTTGTTCCTGGTTGATCTCGTTGTCAAACATTGCGAAGCCGACGACATCTCCGTCACCGCTCACGGCGATGCGTGCACGACTGCCGTATTTCGTGATGTGTTTTGTGACGAGTGCGGTGGTGTCGATTCTCTGAGATTCGAGAAACTTGAGGGTTGCGATGGTTTCAGGATTTTCGCCAAATTCAAGACGCTTGACATACGGGTGGGTGCGGATAGCGGGAGCGGGAGGTGCAGGTTCAAACATTCCGTCGGCGGTTGCCATGGCAGGAGAGCATTGGATTGATGGCTTCGACGAGTTGGAGTCGTTGTCGTCGAGAGCAGCAGCAGTAGGCGATGTGATGGATGATGATGTGCTTCGCACAAGCGGAGAGGGAGAAGTAGGCGTGTCAGATAGAGGAGAATCTTCGTTGCATTCAAGACCTTCGATATATCCAGATCCAGATCCAGAGCCACATCCACATCCACGAGGGCCAGGGCCAGGAGTGGGGACGCAATCGTCTACGTATTCGATTTCGCGGACTTCGAATGACAATCCGTTGTCGGTGGTGTCGGCGGTGTTGGCGGTGTTGGTGGTGTTGGCGTTGTTGAGAGTATCGGACATTTTGATTTGACGAGTAGTTGTTGTTTTCTTTTTAACTGCATTCTATTTAACGGGCTTTAAACGTTTCAATTTTCTGGCACAGGGGTAAACCCCTGGCCTACGGCACGGGAATATAAAGGGGGGGCTGCGCCCTATAAGATAATACAAAAATAAATATAAAAAGATATGTAGTATATACCATACATCTATGAGCAAACATGAAAAAATAACAAAGCCAAAGTTTTGGATATGTCGCCCACACGAGGGGCCAGAAGAATTTGAATTTGATTTAGTTAGTATTATTTTTTCCGATAAAGTAGAAAGATTTATTTGTAAATCGGATATTGTTCCGTCTGACTACATACCGAAAGTGGTATACATGATAAATGAAACAACAGGACTTTATTATGAAGTGGGAAGTTACAAAAAGGAGGGTGGGGAATTTTTTTTGGTGCCATAGCACGGGGGTAAACCCCCGTAATCCCCCGCCTACGGCATCAAGGTATGCGTGAGAGCCTACGGCATAAATGTATAAAAATTGAAGTGCGGACGCGCCGTAGGCTTTGTGAAACTGAATGCCGTAGGCTGGGGGGGGTTAACGGGGGGCACAGCCCCCTGTGGGGGTCTTACAGGGGTTTACCCCTGTGGGGGAGCAGCCCCCTCGCGTTTTTCCTGGTAAGTATATTTGTTCAAGGGATCATCATTGTTTGGATCATAGGTGCTAAGATTTTTCAATGTTTTTGTTTTCATGTCAAAGTTAATTGCCAAAATGTCGTATATCGGAACTATTTTTGTTATAGACATAGACATGTATTCATCATTCAGCACGTTCACTTGTTCATCGGTGTCAAGTTGTTCGACTACTACACCATATTCTTCGGCGCGTGTGACCTGGCATGTTGTCTCATCATAGTGTGGCATTTCGAATTTCTTTGGCACCCAGTCTATGATACGCCATTTGGTATACCTGTATGGAAGCTTGCTTGCCATATCACGTTGCCCATTCTCGTCGCGGCGGGTTCTGTTCACCCAAATAAATGGTTTTTCTGGTTTGGTGGTGGTGGGTGTGGGTGTTTCGTGTTCAGGAGATGTAGATGTAGACGTAGATCGCACAAACTTACGCCATTCTTCGTATGCGACACGTAATTCCCAAATACAAGACAGCTTTAGTCTCTCGCGCATATCGCGGCGAAAATACGGCTCGCAATTTTTGCAAAACTTGTATCCAAATGGATGCTCTCCTGCTGACTCAAAACATATATCGTCTTCATGATCTTGAAAATCGCCACATAGGTAGCACTTTTTTGCAAATGTCATGCATATTGACATTGGACGTGGAGGGATTTCACCAGTGACATACCAATTCATTTCTTCTTCGGTATAGTCGTCTGGGTTGATGACGCGATATGGCTGGCTATGGTCGCCTAGGCGATGTTGCGTGATGAGCTTGGATTGGTCTTGCAAATGAAGAGGCGTTTCGCTGAAATTGTAAAGCGGATTAAGGACTGGAGGTGGGCGATTGGGGGTAGGGGTAGGACTATTGAATGCATCCGTGTCAATGACTTTCACAACGATTGACGCGGTGCCTGTGGGGTCTCTAGGATCCCTTGTAAGGACATACCTTGCAGGAACTCCGTTGATATCGGTTTTGGTGTAGTCGTTGTTGTCACTCATGCTTAGCGTGGCTTGTGTAGCGCGTTGTTGTATTTTATTATGATATAAAAGATGTAAATTGAGTTCAATTTAATGTTTGAGGGGAGGTGATGGGATGGGATGGGATGGGATGGAAACTAAATTAAAAATGTAATATAACGCAGTTTGATGAATTATATTACATCTACTTTCTACTTTTGCAACAACTTACAAGAGTTCCAAATCCAAGAGTTGCTCCCATGATTACTAATATAATAGGCATAGTTTATATATTGAAGATATTATATTTTCAAGATATTATATTTTCAAAATATTATATTTTATTTGTATTTTTTATTTTTCTATAGGTATGATATATAATTAAAATTAAAATGGAAAGCGGACTTACTATGTTGATGCACTCTGCTATAATCGGTATTATTTTATACTTTATTATGACAATGTTACTTAAACAGCGTGCAATCGTTGCACAAAATAGGAGCTTGGTTTTGGCTGCAATAGTGTTGATTTACATGATTGCATTTGGACACGGAATGCCCGGAAGAATTAACCCCGATTTGTTATAAAAATTAGGCAACATATTTATAATTTGTAATAATGATATTATTTAAATATACATATTATTATAAATTATGAGTTTACATATGAATACGAATAATCATAATAATCATAATAATCATAATAATCATAATAATCATAATAATCATAATAATCATAATAATCATAATAATCATAATAATCATAATAATCATAATAATCATAATGTTAATATATTGGCACGTCAAAATGTTTATATAAGACCGAGACTAATTCCTATAAATGAAAAAATATACATAGACTCGTCAACAGATGAAACGATTACATCGAGTGATAAAAGTTCATGTTCGAACTTTTCATCAAGTGATTCATTGGGTTCATTTGAAGACTATAGGATAAATATAGATTTAGAAAAAAATAAATACAATAATAATTCAGGTATTCATGAATGTAACCGCGGAATTATGACATCTATTTGTTGTAGTTGGTGTGCACGTTGATAATATTGGTAAAACAATATATAATAGTATAAAACTATATAAAATAATATATTTAGTCATATTATAAAATGACTTTGAACAAACTACCCCATCATCCTGTTAAGACTGCGTCTGCGTCTGCGTCTGCGTCTGCAACCGAGCTCGCTTTTTCTAGCGATAGTGCTCCATCTGCTAAGCTTACTTTGAATATTAATGCCTTTAATGGCAACAAAACCAACTTTGGTGGAAATCGCAACAAGTAAAGTGGTTGCGTGGTTGCGTGGTTGCGTGGTTGCACTTTCTAGAGGTATATTTTCATTATATGATTATTTTATTTAATATTCATATAATTATATAATGACTAACACTTTAAGAACACGAAAAGGCCCATCTTCTAGCGCAACTAAATCTAGTGTAGGAACAAAAAAGAAAGGTAATGATGGTAATATATGGAAAATAGTTAAAAATAAAAATGGCACAAAGCGTTGGTTAAAGATGTCAAGCGTTACATTAAAAAATAAAACAAAACACGCACAACACACACAACACGCACAACACACACAACACGCACAACACACACAACACGCACAACACGTAAACGACGTAGATGATAGTGACATTATCAGAAATAAAAATAAAAAATTATATAAATTTTGGTTAGACTTAGCCAATACAAAACATAGTGTTTTTATTTATAATGATAAAAGTTATAAAATAATTAGAAAAAATATTAAAGAAGAACAGGAAAAAGCTGAAAATAATAGTAACATTATAGCAATTTTAGATAGTGGGCCTAGTTTTGATGCTTATAGAGAATTATATAGGAAAGCCACGAATAAAAGCGTTGAAGAAGTTATTAAAAATTATAAAAAATACTTTAACGAAGGGTCATCGGAAAAAAGATTATTTTGTTAATTAGGTGTTGTCTCATCAAAATCGAATACCGATAATAATATTGTCATAATTATATAGTATTACTATATAATATGAAAAAATATAATGACTCGTAAACGTGGCAATCGTTCTCCTACTACTACTCGTAGTAGTCCTACTCGTAGTAGTCGTTCTCCTACTCCTGCTCCTACTCCTGCTCCTACTCCTGCTCCTACTCCTACTCGTAGTAGTCCTACTCCTACTGGTAGTAGTCGTAGTCGTAAGCATGTCAAACTATCTCCTAGTCGCGATAGTCCTCCTCCTAGTCCTCCTACTAGTGATCGTGGTCGTGGTCGTAGCCCTGGTCGTAGCCCTGGTCGTGGTCGTAGTCGCAGTCGCGTGGCTCCTCCTACTGATTTTGAAATCATACAACAACTATTAGTCGATTCAGTATCAAATATTGATTTTATATCAGATGATAGTCTTTATTCTTTTATTTTACATGGAAAAATACTCGCCCGCCCCCCCGCATGTGTGAACGGCATTGAAGTTTCATCGTTTTGTATGAAAATAACATTTGTGAAGAATGAAAAAATGCCGTATGAATATACTACAATAAAAAATCAACGAATAGAAAAAAAAACAATACATCGTAAAGAAATAGATAAGGAAGTCGTCGTTCAAAGAAAATTATACGATAGTTTTATATCCGCGCCGTTTGTTCCTCGTGTAATTGCTGCTAGTATTTTTATGAACGATGAGTTTATTGATATGTTTACGAGTTTGTTAGACACAGAAAAAAGCGATGTCGTATTCGATAGAAATGCAAGCAGAGTTGTTACATTCATACTAGACCATTTACGACACACCCCTTGCGACGTCCATATATTTTTGATGGAGTATATTGATGAAAAAACATACGCTACATTAGATGAGTGTTCCTTACGACAAGGTGGTAAATTTGACACGACTATTTGTAATAGTGGATACCAACATATGGCAGCCAACCTGGTTTGCGCCGCGGGAGTAGAATGCATTTTATACGACGCACATAATAGAAACGGATTATTTAATCCTACTAAAAAAAAAGTTGTGCTACTTGATTTTGCAGACTCTTATGATTTAAGCGTTAATGACGATATAAAAAAAATGAAACAAATGTTTAGTGGTATGGTATCGCGTATGGTATCGCGTATGGATAGTGAATCAATAGGACATTTATGTTTATTTTTTAATGTTACACGCGAGGATCAACTTCTAGCTGCATTTCATGCAAATCTTAGATTTACTGACTTTAGAACACAAGAAGCCGCTGCTATTGATATTCGTCATATTCATCATAGTTTAATGATGGTGGCATTTATTGATTTTATGATGAATAACCCGAAGTCTCGATGTCGTTATGCTATGGAAAGTGTATACGGGAATGTCGGTTTTAGTAATTTTAGTAACTTTATTGAAAGGTTTAACCTGGTTTTACAAACGAGTATGTATGATGCAGAGTTAACTAAAGTCGCCCATTTTATAATGGATATAGTTAACCCATCGGGCAAAAAAGAGTCAGTGAGCAAGTGTTTGATGATGGGTGGTAGACGTAAAAAGAAGAGTAAATGTAAACGTAAACGTAAACGCAATCGCAAAACAAGAAAATGTTATTGAATATATCAAATCTATCAAATCTATCACTATATATAGTGGCGTAGTTATATTAACAAATATAATATCATATATATTATAGACAACAAATCAATGCCTACTACACAAATTAAACCTTTCGGTGTTTTTAATGGATCTAAGACTGCTGGTCAAAGCACAAACTATGCAAGCAGTTCTCTGGGGTATATTGGTTGTGTGCCGCAACAACCCACGTCTGTGTCTACTCCATTACCAATACCAATGCAAGGGTTTGGTAGTGGTGCCGCAGCTATGATGCGACCGATGTGAGAAACGAGAGAAACGAGAGAAACGAGAGAAATAAATAGAAAATATAAAATGAAATAGTTTTATAAAATTATCAACTAAATATATATAATATCTATGAATGAGTTGTTTATTTAATAGCCTAAGCTATTTTATTAAAGAATCCAGTTGTCAAATTAGACAAAAAATATGCGATTATTTAGAATCGAATTTACCTATTATGGATGGTATTGATACATCGTGCGTGCTCGAATTAGAACATAAGTCTGCATCTAGTTATATAAATAGTATGCGCTCTACATCTACTTGGGGTGGAGCTATTGAAATACAAGCTGCATGTAATATTTGGAACATTTGTGTAAATGTGAGAAATGATAGGGACCATAGTGAGAAAAAAATTCAGTTTATTCCAATAAATAATCATTATGATAGAACTATTGATATTTATTGGACGGGTGGTCACTATGAACCGATCCGGTCTTAACTATACTATAAGCTCAGGAAGAGAGAGAAAGGTGAGAAAGGAGAGAAAGGTGAGAAATGCTATAATATATAAATATATGTAATATACGTAAAAATATTACTTATATTATATTACGCGAGATTGGTTGCAAGGTAACGACAATGAATAAAAATAGCGAAAAATATAATGAAGAACTACGGATCATCCCATATACCGCGACTTCTTTGTCTGTTGTTGGTCGTTTTATATTTATGTTTTTATTATATAAAAATAAAAGCACAAATAGTTTATCTTTAATATTTTGCATTCTTAGCATATTCTCGTCTGGAATGTGGATCTATTATAGTGCGCAGTCCAATGACACACCTATGATCGTTCGTAGTTCGATTGAGATTTCATTGCTTTCTTTGTCTGCGGTATACATTATTCGCAACAAAGTGAAACAATATTATGATACATTGCAGATTTTACCTGGAGGGTGAAACGAGAGAAACGAGAGAAACGAGAGAAACGAGAGAAACGAGAGAAACGAGAGAAACGAGAGAAACATGAATAAAACAAAAACAAATATAAAAATATCTTGTGATGTAGAATAGAAAGAAAGAAAAGAAAATGAACGATGAACAAATGATTGCGAAATTACAGGGTGTTCAAAATTCACAAGAATTACGTTCCAATTTGGAGCAAAGTTTTCGCGATGCGGCTGTGCGAATTAAGACACGTGCATCTACGCCATCGATGGGCAACTTGCTTATTTTGTATGGTCTTTATAAACAAGTGACTGAGGGAGACTGCGAGACTGCGCAACCATGGGCAATTCAAGTAGAAGCGCGGGCGAAATGGGATGCGTGGAATAAAAATAAAGGTATGGATCGAATGAATGCGATGCGAAACTATATTGACAAGGTTGAAGAGCTCATGCGATAATGTATAAAAATAAAAAAGTGTTAGAACATAAACACATACAAAGCACAAACACACTTACACTTACACTTACACTTACACTTACCTGAATATTTTTACCGATGCAGTTACTAGTCTGTCTCCGCGCATTGCTGTTCGTCTTCTTCGCTTTCGTCTTCGCTTCCGCTTTCGTCATATTCTTCATCATCGTAGTATTCTTGGTTTTGGTTTTGGTCTTGGTTTTGGTCTTGGTCTTGGTCTTGGTTTTGGTTTTCTTCGTCTCCGCCTTCTTCGTATTCTTGGTTTTGGCTTCGTGATAGTGCTCGTGTTTCTTCTGCTTCGCGACATTCGCGCTCCCAGTTGTATTCGCGCGGGTAGTAGCCAAATTCGCCGCAGTAGTTAGAGTCGTAGCTCTCGTCGTCGCTGTCGTCGTTTTCTTCGTTTTCTTCGTTTTCTTCGTTTTCTTCGTTTTCTTCGTTTTCTTCGTTTTCTTCGTTTTCTTCGTTTTCTTCGTTTTCGTCGTATTCGTCGTATTCGTCGTTTTCAGACATCGTCATTTCCCTCTCACCATAGCAAGGCACGTTTCCAAATCCGTATTGCATCCACTGCAACATCCTTTTCCCGTCTCGCACGACAACGCGCTCATCGTTTTCATCGAAAGGGGTCGGGTCTTGGTCGATAAGTAGTTGATGTTGGATGTATTCACGATCGTGTGCTGATAGGGTCTTGGTAGCGGTGGTGGTGGTGGTGGCGGTGGCGGATTTTCTTGGCGATGGTATAGAAACAGGTGACATCGGTTGATTCCATTGGTCGCGTTCAGCTTGAAACGCGAGTTGATTTGTTTTCATCTCGAGCAGCGCGGCGTCGTATTTTTGTTGCCAGCTTACCGCGCTGGCGTGATACTCGGTTGCAAGGCGGTTTGCATGCTCGAGCTGCTGAATAAGAGATTGTTGGTTTTGTTCGAGTTTCAATACCTGTCCTTGTAGTCCGCGGACGAATCCTTTGCTGACGTGGACGCCGTCAAAGTTGATGTTGGCGTTGTCGTTGGTTTTGGGGGTCGACATTTGATTTGATAACTTGTGTATTTGTTTTTTGGGAATCGCTGTGTTACATTTATTGGTATAAAAACATTTCAATTTTATGGCATAACTATGTAGAACATGTAAATCTACATTCAAATTTAAGCGAAAAATTAAATAGTTGATGGTTGAAATCTACCAGGATTCCATTATGATAACGGAATTTAAATTTCAACCTTCCAATTTTTTCGACAACATGTGGTAATATTCTTTTAAATTTTTTTATAGGAATATAACACTTTGACACATTTGATAATACTAATTTTGCAAATGCGTTGTTTACGTTACCATTAAAATCGTTATTATAAAAATCAGTTGTGGCAATAGAATATGGGTTTATTTCATCTATCCAATTAAAGGTGTCTATTTCCATATAAATCGTATTATATATATCTATTTCCGCTATCTTTATTGATGTGACTATGTATATATTCGAGCTTGGGTTACTAGGATCCAATACTGCTTCATATACTTTTTTATAAAAACCCAAATTATACCCGAGACCCCAATTATTCAACATTTTCCAGCAATCAAAATGACAATTATCATATGTCGATTTTTTATCAAACCATAGAATGAATTTGTCTTGCGTATTGTGAAATGTGAATTTTCTTTCTATGTCGTTAAATGTAACACTGAAAAACGTATATTGCGTAGATGGTAATACATAAACACCCAAGCTAAATAATTCTAATGTCGTAACATCATTTAATTGTTTCGCCAATTCTGCGGCGAGGTCGGTATGCGTATAGTGCCCTGATGGTAATGTTAATTCTATTGGATCTGTAAAATAAAATGGTATACTAAACCACATTTTTGTATTTTGAAGATATTCCGATATATTATAATAAAAAGTAGGCAGCGTAATATCAAATAATTCAATCGACATGGTATTTTTTATCACGGATGGTAGATTCAATTCAAACAAATTCTCATAGGGGTATTTTAATATATCTCTATCTTCGGTATGAAACGTTACCATTCTTGTGCTAAATGATGGCGGTGTATAACATGTGTTATTAGGAACTATTTCTTTGTTTTCTTTGTTATAAAAAATATAGGGTCTTACATTTTTATTGTCATCCACGATGATAGAGTCGGAGTCGTATTTTCTTTGCAGAATATCGTATGCGTTGTTAAATAACTGGTAGTATAAAATATCCAACGACGAATTTGATGGATGTATTTTTTCTACTACTTCTTTGCATTTTTTTAATTCTTTGTCTGTAAAATTTTTATTGATTTTAAATAAATTTAATATATCCACGAACGAATAATTATCTATATTTAAATCAATGTCATTCATATGGTATAATAATATTCAATATATTATTATTATTATACTATTTTATACTATTTTATACTATTTTATACTATTTTATACTATTTTATACTAATTACTTAGATTTATATTTATGCAGTAAGGGTTAGACCTGTAGGAACATCAGAGTCGGGTTGACCTTGAATCCTAGAAATGGGAATCGACTCTCCTGATGCGCTGGATACACTTATTACGTTCGAGAAAACACCCAAAGCATCCTTGACTAACCAATCCCAACTTGAAGTTGCGGCGTTATAAGACTGAACAAAGTCTAAGAAATCTCCACGAATTACAAACTGATAGTGTTTATATTGTTGGCCTAAATGAACAAAGTAAGAATCATCGCCAGCATAAAGAAATGCAAGATTACCAGATGGTGTGCTATTCAAATTAGTTAAGTAACCGGTTGCCGAAAACATAACAGTCTTAGTTGCCCCATTTCTTGGCGCATTTGTAGTCTCGTCCATCCAAAATATAGAAATAGTGCTCGATTGGTCACCATTTACATATGTAAAACCCTGAGCAGCACTAACCGCGCTCTGGATAAGGGTGTTAGTCATAGTTGTATTTACTAAATGTGTGTTGTTTGCACCATTGATAATCTGGGTTCCAGATACCTGCGACTGAACATATTGTTGAACTGCGTAAGAAGTGGGATATTCTCTATTATTACTTGCTGCTTCTGATATATCATTAGTTAACTTGGTATTTAGTTCGAAAACGTTTCTGTAAAGAGTTGTGATGTATGCAGGAAGAGCAACATTCATATACGGAGTAGATGGTGATCCTATAAGATTTGCAGGGTCCATAAGAGGATAGCTATAAGAAGTTGACGGATTGGCAGTGGTTGGCTCGAATGAACCAGTGGAGTGAGGAACAACATTGGTTACCTGAAAAAAACCATTACCCGTAATGGTCGGTAAACTAGGAATAACCTCATTTGAAAAGGTTGGTGTTGACATTATTGTTTGTGTATATATATAACGTATATATTTTAAAATAAACTACTATCGATTATTAATTTATATTTCATATTTTATATTTCATATTTTATATTTCATATTTCATATTTTTATATACTATAATTCGTAAAGTAACCTCCGTATTTTTGAACGCACCAATTTTCTTCGTCTGAGCTCCAACATAATAGTAGATTATCTCCTGCGCAAGGAAAAACATAGCAATTGAATATATTTCCTAAATTATTAAAACCACCCGTGTTATTAGACTTAACAGAGTATACATAAATTAATTTATTCTGTGTTATTTCACATGTATTTATTATATTTTTGAATGTTCCATTTTGTATTTGATTGTTTGTAGGTAATTTAAAAATTGAAAAAAAGTTTGTCGTTAAATCTACAGGTTGTGTGATTATGGTAGTAATACTATCAAGACCAATATCCTTGAAATTTGGTGTTTTTGATAAATATACATTTTCTGTTCTTCTAAGGTAATCATTGTCAAATGAATTTTGGAGCGAACTTAAACGCGTATTTATAGAACTATAATGTTGATCGGATAAAAAATTTCCTAAATTATTATGTTTTAAATTGGTTAAATATGAATTATAGTCACCATGTCTTCTAAAACTCATGATTATACTATATAATAAACACCTATAAGTAATTATTATATTGATTTTATATTGTATAGTATTTGTATTATATTTATAGGGGTTATGTTCACTTAGACCCACCTCACCTGACCTCACCTGACCTCACCTGACATACTTCATGGATAGCCATTATCTCCATGTGTATCTAAAACAAACTTGGATAGTTGCGGGTGCCAGAATCCTACAACTTTTTTTTCCTGGCTTGTGGTGGTGGTGGTGTCTATGTTTTTAAAAACGACTGCTGTTACTTTCTCATCATATAATCCTTCTGCATACGCAGTAAAGGTTTTCAACAAAGAGGTCGTCATAGTGTGACTATAGTTAATAATACATTCGTTGATATGTAATGATTTTAAGTAATATAAATTGCCGTCGATCTCAATGAGTGAAAATGAATGCTTATCTTGTGAAGACTGAGAGCTCATAGTGTTGTGCTATGTTACGTTGTATTGCGTTATGTTGTATTTACTATCAATATATATTTATATCAATTTTATAGATGATATAGATGATATAGATGATATAAAAAAGTGAAGTGCAAGTGCGAGTGCGTGTCTTCTTAATACCCATACAATTCCTCATGAGGAGGTTGCGCAAGTTGTCTTCCAAGTGTTCCGCTCGTGTTTGCTGTAATGATATTGCTGTTACCAAAATACGTAATGGTGTTAGTCGTGTCTGTATATGGGGTTAGTATGCAGAGAGCTTCGAGATCCGCTGCCACCTTGAGTGGGTCTTCCGTAATGCCTTTGATGCCGACTATGTTGTCAATGATTTGTTGCGCTTCTTCCAGGTTGTCGCGTATCCAGTCTTTGTGTGAAACGCATAGTTGCTGCTGTTGATCGTGTTGCTGTTTTTCTTGAAGTTCTCTTTCAAGATCGGCTACACGTGCGCGAAGTTCGTTGAGTTCTTGTTGCATGATGACGATGACTTATTCTTGTGTTCTGATTCACTACATTATATTTATATACAAATAAACTTTTCAATTTTATGGGGGGGGGGCGCGGGCGCGCATATGGCGCATTTGCATTTTAATTTTTTAACACTTTTTGCATTTGCATTTATGACTTTGAAGTCTTCTCGAACGGCGCGAGTATATATCACTTTTGTCGGCGTTAATACAACAAATCAAAATTGCAAATATGAATGCAAATGAACCTGCCATGACTATAATTTCTCCGATTAATGCTGGCATACTTGTCGTGATTGGGAGTAAATACTTGTATCTGTTTTTGTCTGTTTTGTGTCTCTTATATCAACCGGTTTTTGGTTTCAATTTTTTGGGGGCGGTGCCCCCCAGGACCCCCCTCCTACGGAATGAACATTTACGTGAGAGCCTACGGCACAGGGGGCTTACGGGGGGGCGCAGCCCCACATAAAAAAGTGTTAGTATCATAAACACATTCATATATTGTTACTTACCTGACGTTACGTGTCCCTCTTACTCTTCGTCGCTGTAGCTGTTGCAGTCCCACTTGCTGTAGACACGGAGTTCGGGAATCTTGGTGCCGCGTGCGTTGCTTTGTTTTGCGACAGCGTTGGTTTGGTTCCATTTTTGCTTGTAGTGCTTCTTGGCTTCGCGTGATGCATTTTGCAGGGTTTTCTTTGGCATGTTGATTTCGAGTTTGTTGGCGGTGAGGATGGCAGTCACTTCATTGGTGCGGTTGGTGTTTCGGGTGACCTGGAGAGGGACGAACTTCTTCTGCTGCTTTTTCTGCTGCTGTTTGGCGATGCGGGCTTTTGCGGCTTTTGCTGCTGCTCCTGCTACGGCTTTCTTCTGGGCGCTGAGCATGCCTCCTCCGGTTGACGCGGACGCCGGTGCAGGTTCATCGTCAGTGGGTGGGCAGTCCGGGATTTCCATGGCCTTTTGCTCTTCAATGGCGGCACGCTCTTTCAAAAACTCGAGCAAGCACTCTGCACGGCTGATTGTGTCATGAGCCGGACAGACACACCAGTCATCCTGGGACTCTTCCAGCTCTCGTAGTGCTTCTTCGCCGTCTTCCAGAATCCTTTTCTCCTCTTCGGTCATTGGCAGGTTCCACTTGTTGTTGGAGTCGAAGATCTCTTCTTCGGGCTCGCTTTCGTCGTCGCTCCAGGTGTTGTTGTAGTTGTAGCCTTCGTCGTTGTCCCAGCGGCAAGAGACGCATCTTGGATTCACGCATCCCGGCAAGTGGCTTGGGCGCTTGTATTGTTGTTGGTCTGCTGCTTCTTGTGCTGCTCGCGCTTCTTCTGCTTCGCGACATTCACGCTCCCAGTTGTATTCGCGCGGGTAGTCGGGAAATATGCCGTCGTATTCGCTGTCGTAGCTGCTGGCGGAGTCGTTGTCGTCGTTGTCGTCGTAGCAGCCGCCGAATGCACCGCGGGTTTGGAGAGACGCAAGAGTAGGAGGCGTTTGGTTCCACCAAGACGCTTCGTTTGCGGCGGCGGCGGCGGCTTCATCGCGTTGGCGTTGCTGTTCTTCCTCCCAAATTCTGATTGATTCAAGCTGGTCCAGGCGAAGGTTTTCGTGAACTCCACGCAATTTGTCGAATTCTGCGTGACATTGGAGTGTCTTGAGGTCGAGAGTTTCGCCGCTGGGGAGTTGGATTTGCGAGACGAGAGGAGCATTGATGTTGACACCGCGTATTCTCCAGGGTTCTTGTCCTTGGGTGCTGGCGCTGGCGTAGTGTTCTTGGAGCGACATTTCCGCGTTGCGAAAGTCGACCGCTGCGTGACATTGGAGTGTCTTGACTTGTTTCTTGCGGGTCAGGTATTCGCGTCTGATGTCGGTGCGCATCTTGCGCAGGAATTCTTGCTTGTCGTAGGCTTCCTTCAGTGCGTATTTCTTCCTGTATTCCTCCTCGAAATGTTTGTAGGTTGTCTGTCTGTGGGGGTCAGAAAACACAGGCATTCCAAACTCACTTTTTTCTCCTGTGAAGATGACGGCGTTGTAGTTGTTGGTGGCGTTGGTAGTAGTAGTTCCGGACATTTGATGATTTGTTTTGTTCGTTGTTTGCTTGATGGCTGTATTCTATTTATGCAGATTAAAACGTTTCAATTTTCTGGGACAGGGGTAAACCCCTGTTAGACCCCCACAGGGGACTCCGTCCCCCGTTAACCCCCTGGCCTACGGCACTGAAGGTTTGCGTGAGAGCCTACGGCACTAAGGTTCACAAAGCCTACGGCACAAAAATAGAAATGGAAAATACAAAATGGAAAATAGAAATGGAAAATAGAAATGGAAAACAAAATAGAAAAGAATTAAGAAACAAAAATAGATAAATAAAAATGAATAAGTATAGTATACGATTTAAAACATTCTATGCAAAACTATGTCAGTTTGAATATTGACTATGTTAACTTTAACCGAGGTGGAAGTGGTATAGGTGTGAGGGGAGATGGTGGTCTTGGTGGTGGACTTAGTCTAGGTCTTGTAGGAGGAGAGAAAGGAGAGAAAGGAGAGAAAGGAGAGAAAAATATAAAATCGGGAGAAATAAATAATAATGCAGACTATCAAACCAATGGAGAAATATTATACAAAACGATAACTATTCCATTTAATATTCCTATTATTGAATATGTTATCGAAAACAAATTGTTTATTGAAATAATTGACAATATAAATAAAAATGAATTAATAGGACATGGTAAGATACGTAAATATCGATTTAATGGTTTGCCTACCGATTATGATATATATGTCGAGATGGAGAATGAAGATGTATACCATGTTAAAAAAAGGGGGATAATGATGCGTGTCAAAATTAGCGAGGATCAGTATAAAATAATAGTGAAAATGCTTACGAATATCAACACTGAAAAGATTGGTGCTGGTGGTGGTGGTGGTGGTGGTGGTGGTGGTGGTGGTGGTGCAGCACATAGTCGCAATGCGTTAATTAAAAAAAAGAAAGGGTTCTTCAGTTGTTTTGCTTGTTTACAGGGGGTGTAGTGATGGGACAAATACGAATATAATGTCAATATCAATATCAATATAAAACAAATTGATATTATATTATATATTACTGAAACCTAACGATAAATGGAACTAGAAAAAGAATTTACTTGTATAACAGATGACGATGACAATGACAATGACGACGATGTCGATATTATTGATGTGCCTTTGTGGCAAGGTGATGGAAAGGGTATGGGAGACATGGGAGGTTTGGAAGTTGTGACATTGCCAGAAGGTGAGAGACAAGAGAAAGGAGATAAAGGAGAGAAAGGAGAGAAATGCGAAAAAGAAAATGATAATTCAAAACTGAAGATGGAAGAAAAAAAAGGATTAGAAATAGAATTGTTAATAAATAAGTATACATGTGATGAAGTTATTTTTAAAAAACATTTTGTTGAAATTATTGACAAGGGGACGCGGAGGTGCGTTATGAATGGCGTAGTTGTGCGTTATGAATTTGAGGGACGTGCATGGGATCCAGATGTCGTTTTGGTTTTTGAAGACGGGCAGCGGTTTTGTAATGATAATTTTGGATATATGTTTCGATTTTATCTGTAGCACGGGGGACTCCGTCCCCCCGTAAACCCCCTGGCCTATGGCATCAAGGTTTAAAAATTGAAGAAGTGAGGATGAACGCACATTATGTTGGGGGGGGGGGGGGGGGGTATGAATTTATTATATTTAGTGGATTATTTTATTATATTTAGTGGATTATTTTATATATTCGTATTATATATAAATAAAAAATGAGTGGAATAGACCAAAATTATAGTGATTGTGTATTTGAGAATGACGAAAACGCTATAAGATTTGTTGGTGTTGAGCCTACTAAAGATTATATTTTGAGAAAAGATCAAATTGGGGATTTTTTTGGAGATAATATTATATATACTCGTTTCGAATCAGACCCCGCCACTGGCAACCCACACATGATAATCTATCAAAGAATATTGAAAACCGACGACACCGGCCGTCCGACTATGCTGGGTGAGGAAAAAAACAATGATGGTAAAAAGTTTTTTTCAAGATAAAAAAGGTATAGGAAGAAGGTGGTGGAAGGGGGGAAGAAATAAAAGAGGTAGGAAGTCTAAAAAATATAGTAAAACCAAATCTAAAAGTAGAACTAGAAGAGGTGGTCGTCGTTCTCGTCGTGTGCGTCATCGTGTTAAACGCAAATCTAGGAGGTAAAAAATAATTTTCAATATTTCATATACATATTTAAAGTTATATTTTTTATTCGTATTATATATAAAATGGAATATGATGAATATAAAAACCCATCGAATGACCCAGAGGAGGAATATAAAAATTTCAAGAACAAATACGGCGACAACCATCCCGGCACACTCGAGAGACTCAAGCAACTTGCCCTCTCATTAAAACGCAATCAATACTACAGCCGCGCGTTGCTGCTGTATGAGGATTGCCTTGAGAAGAGGAGGCGGGTTCTTGGCGAAGATCATCGCGACACACTCACCTCGATCTACGATCTTGCCGAATTATTCAAAAGCAAGGGCAAATACGACCGCGCGTTGCCGCTGTATGAGGAGTACCTGGCGAAAACGAAGCGGGTGTTTGGCGAAGACAGCGTCTACGCACTCAACGCGCTCGAAAGTCTTGCCGACTTGTTCGAAATCAAGGGTGACTACGACCGCGCGTTGCCGCTGTATGAGGAGTTGTTGGCGCATGAGGTGCGTGAATATGGTGAAGATGATGAATTTTCAATTAGGACGCGCAATAGTATAGATGAAATTAAATCTAAAATAGAGGGTATGCCTGACTCATCCTCCACCGGAAGTGTTCGTAAGCTTCGTGATTTATTCGATGGAAGTCGTCCTGCATATCCCTCCGCCGCCGCCGCTGATGCCGCCTCCACTCCCATCTCAACCAGCGGCAATGTTCGTAAGCTTCGTGAAATGTACGAGTCTCCACGAAGCGGTGGTAAAAGAGGTCGCAAGTCACGCAAATCCAGAAAAGTTCGCAAATCCAGAAAAGTTCGCAAATCTCGTAAAGCTCGCAAATCCAGAAAAGTTCGCAAATCTAGGAGGTAAAAAATAATTTTCAATATTTTATATACATATTTAAAATTGTATTATTATATTTGTATTATATATAAAATGGCATCGAATGGATTAGAAGGAGATGAAGCAATGAATTATAAACCCCGCGTGGTAGTTGATGAAGACCAATCCAACAGGCTTAAAACGCTCAACAATCTTGCCGAATTTTATTATTCCAATGGCGACTACGACCACGCGTTTACGCTGTATGAGGAGTTGTTGGCGATGTATAAGGAAAATTACGGCGACGACCACCCCGACACGCTCGCATCGCTCAACAATCTTGCCGAATTGTATTATTCCAATGGCCACTACGACCACGCGTTTACGCTGTATGAGGAGTTGTTGGCGATGTATAAGGAAAATTACGGCGACGACCACTCCGACACGCTCGCATCGCTCAACAATCTTGCCGAATTGTTCCGTTCCAAGGGCGAATACGACCGCGCGTTGCCGCTGTATGAGGAGTGCCTGGCGAAGAAGAAGCGCGTTCTCGGCGACGACAATCCCTCCACGCTCATATCGCTCAACAATCTTGCCATTTTGTTGAAGGACATGGGCGACTACGACCGCGCGTTGCCGCTGTTTAAGGAGTGCCTGGCGAAGAGGAAGCGCGTTCTCGGCGACGACAATCCCGACACGCTTGAATCGCTCAACAATCTTGCCAAGTTGCGGAAATTGATGTCGCTTGAAATACTTCCCGCAGCTGCAGGAGGAGGAAGAAATAAAAAGAGACACTTTAGAAAGAGTAAGAAATCTAAGCGGACTAAGCGGAGTAGGAGTGTAAGGCGGAGTAGGAATAGGAAAGGAGGGATGACACACTCGGAAATAAAAGATAAAATTAAAAATCTAGTTTTAGATAAAGTCAATAAAAAAATTGATGATACTGCTTATCGAGCTAACTATGGTTATATATATATGTTATGGAATAATTTAGGTTCTGAAGAAAATAAAAAGCAGTTTGAAAAAGAGTTTGTAAAAGCTGCAGATACATTTTTTGTAGACCATAGTTATCGAGTTCCATTATACCAAAGAATAATAGCAGATTTAAGAGCAACAGATTCACATATTCAGCAGCGCCCCGCAGATTTGCAAATGCACAAATCCCCTCCTAGTCTTGAGGTTATAGATAGAGCTGGTGGCAATTCAAGTCGTCGTCGTCGCAACCGCCGTTCAAGTAAAAAATATAGAAAGGCTCGCAAATCTCGTCGTCGTGTGCGTTCGTAAGACATCAGCATGACTCCATCTGTCCCCTGTAAAAAAAGTGTTAGCACATCACACATCACGCATTACAAAATACTTACCATATTATACTTACCTATAATATGATACGACTACCTACCTTAGTGCCGTAGGCTCTCACGCAAACCTTCAGTGCCGTAGGCCAGGGGGTTAACGGGGGACGGAGTCCCCTGTGCCGTAGGCCATTACGCAAACCTAAATGCCGTAGGCGGGGTCTTACAGGGGTTTACCCCTGTGGGGGTTCACGGGGGGCAGAGCCCCACGTACCGGAGTTCGGTGTAAAGTGCGTGGATGAACTCGTCGACGTAGTTCACGATGGATTGTGTGTTGAAGTCTTCCGCGATGCAGCGGCTCATTCTGCCAATCGTTTCAAAAGTGTTCTCCAGCATTTCGACCGGGGTTGTGTGGAACTCGGGGGTATCCGGGATGAGCTTGCGTGCGCCGCTGAGGGTGGCTTGTATTTCGACGAGTTCTTGCAGTGCTTCGTAAATTGTGAGCGCATTAGTCTGCCAAAAGTCTTGCAATGGTTGCGACGATATCATGAATCGTTCCCAGATGAGTTTCAATTGAAATGCGTTATTGAGTCTTGATTGTTCGCCGTGACTTTCAAATACAACAAACTGCATCATCATCTGGCGTGGATTGGTCGCAATTGCGGTGTATTGTTTGTTAGGTGTCGGGTCAGGATTGGGGAACCACGGGTCGTATACGAATGCGCCAGGGGGTTGTATGCGCCTGCAGGGGAATTGAGTAACATATCCGGTGCCGTAGATGTAGCCGAACAGAGGTTCCGTGAATTCGTCATCGGTGTCGTCGGTGTCGGTGTCGTCGGTGTCGTTGTAGCCTGCACCAAAGTCGATTGGTTTGATTTTTCTTTTAGATGGTTTAGTGGCGGTATTGGCAATAGCAGCAGGGGTTTCATCGACGATTTTCCATTTGTCGTATTCATTGGGGGTGACTACGCCGAGTTCCAGACAATACCTGAGGGGGTCGGTGAGGTCAAAATGGAGAAAAGCTTCCTCTCCTACGGCTTTGGGGCTCTGAAGGTCCTTGAGGTCCTTGAGGTCCTGGAGGTCAAAGTCGTAATCGTATTCGTCGCTGCTTTCATCGTCTCTCATCTTGCCACCGCTCACGTATATACTGGTGTCGAGAATCTCGCAGGAGTGTTGTTGTTGTTGTTCTTCGTCGTCGTATTCGGGTAAGTTTCCGTAGTTGTAGCTCATAATTGTTGTTGTGTCTTTCTTTTTTGGTCGCTATATATGACTTATAGATAATAAAACATTTCAATTTTGTGGGGGGCTGCGCCCCCCAGGGCCCCCCCGGCCTACGGCACATGGGGCTTCGCCCCCCGTAAGCCCCCTGGCCTACGGCACTTGAGATAAGCGAGCCTACGGCACATGGGGCTTCGCCCCCCCGTAAGCCCCCGCCTACGGCACTTGAGATACGCGAGCCTATGGCACATGGGGGCGAAGCCCCCCCGTAAGCCCCCGCCTACGGCACATGGGGCTTCGCCCCCCGTGAACCCCCACAGGGGACTCCGTCCCCCGTAAGCCCCCTGGCCTACGGCACTTGAGATATGCGAGCCTACGGCACAAATGTTTACCCCTGTGGTATGTTCAATCGGGTAAGGCGGACGCGCCGTAGGCCCTCGTGTAAACCCCTGTGCTGTAGGCTGGGGTCTAACAGGGGTTTACCCCTGTGCTGTAGGCCAGGGGTTGACGGGGAGGTTTGCTCCCCGTACCAAGTGGGTGCAGCGCGCAGTTTCTTCCATGAAGCAATACGGCGTTTTTCCGGTGACATATAATACGCACGATATGATTTCACAGCATCGCCCGTGGGGTCTTTATACTGGTCGGGCATCGCAAGCGCGAAAGGCGTAACTCCGTGTGATTCGGGGCGCGGGAATTTATCGTCGGTGGGAATATTGTCGCGAAGGATTTGTGCAACTTGATACGATTTGTGAATTTTTGTTTCGGGATGTCCATAGCGATATTTCCATTCGGTGTGTAAAGCGTCAACATGATCAAGCGCCCAGACGAAATTCGCACGTGATGTGCGACACCAGATAGTAACGGGATGATTCTTGTGTGCGACTTTATAAAGCGACGCAGTGACTTCTTCGGGGACGTTGGGGTCAAGAATACGTTTGGCAGTGCATAACATTTGGACGGCTTCAAGCAAAATCTTATTCACATGTTTGTCCATCATTTGTTCCGCGGCTTTTGCAGGATCAAATGATAGAATAAATAGATTCATTTGTGTTATTCGTTGTGGTGGTTATTTTTAAATTGATGAATTTTGTTTAGGACTGATGATATTTATTTAGCAAATAACTATTTCAATTTTATGGGTGAGTATAAGGTGTGCCAGTGAAATTAACTTCTTCATCATTATCATAAGATATTTTTACTGAGGGGATAATAGATTCACCTGTATGGTTAGTATCAGTAAACCATAATACCATTAGTGGATCAGTGATCTTAACAGAATGATGACCTAGAGTTAAATTTTCACTAGAAAGTGTCTGTGCACCTACCAGGTTTCCAGTTTCTAAGTTATTCTTGTATAAAGATAAAGTGCCACTCCTAATTATTATAGTGTTTGTGGACGCAAACATAATATCATTGATGCCACTCATCTGTGGAACACCCAATCCTGTTGCAATGTCGTAGCCAGTGCTGGCATCCACCACCGCTCTCAACTATTGTCAGCTTCTGCAACATTTATCGTTTTTGAAGCAGATCCTGCTATGTGGGTTGCGGTTGCAGCTACATTAGCAGTTATCGTCGATGTTCCTACTCCTATAGGTGTTATCAATCCTGTTGATGAATTTATAGTTGCTACACTGGTGTTACTACTTGAATAGGTTAAGGCACCTGTGCTTATAGTTGTTATGAATTCAGATATAGGGAATGGAACATCGTTGGTTTTTTTGTTGGGAATATTTGCTAAAAAAATAACTTTAGATATGAATGCCGAATCAGCGTTAGTAGTTCTAGTAATAGGGGTTCCTGATTCGTCGTTTCCGTAGTTCGCTTCTATCAAGAATTCAAAAGAATCTCCGTATGATGCGTTATTTAACGCACTGATAAGTGTTTGGTTTGTTATTTTGATGGTATTTTCTCCAAGATTTAAAGATAATACATCCAATTCTTGTGTGTAGGATAATAGACCCATTCACATCTAACTGCACCACTCATGATTCCAACAACAGGCATTCTTTATATTATATTATTCTTTATATTATTATTAAATATTATTATTAAATATTATATTTTTACTATAGTTGATTATTGCCGTTCATTTGCTTAGTTGGGTGTTTTCTTTTTCTCTGCTTATGAGATATTGGATTAAGTTCATTTCAATTTTATACATGTGTGTAAAAATTGAAAATAAGGAATAGGTGTTATGGGGTTGTATTAGGATTGTATTATAATTATTCGAATGGTGGAAGTTTGTGAGAATTTTCAGGAAGTGCCAGCGGAGAACCATATGCAAAGTCGTCTCTGTTGAGAGAAGGTCTGGTAGAAGTAAGAGCAACATTCCATCCACTTAAGTTTTGGTTGAATAATGTAGCATTTTTAAACATAGAATTCATATTTGTAACCGCTGATGTATTCCATAAGTCGAGAGATTGGTTGAATGCTGGTGCACTAAAAAACATAAAAGCCATATTTGTAACTTTAGACGTATTCCATGAATTGAGAGGTTGGTTAAATGCTGTTGCATTGTAAAACATATCACCCATAGTTGTAACCGCTGATGTATTCCATAAGTTGAGAGGTTGATCGAATGATGTAGCATTAAAAAACATACCATACATATTTATAACGTTTGATACATTCCATGAGTTGAGAGATTGGTTGAATGCTGTTGCATTTTGAAACATACCACTCATATCGGTAACCGCTGATGTATTCCATGAACCGATATCTTGGTTGAATAATGTAGCATTTTCAAACATGTAATTCATATTTGTAACCGCTGATGTATTCCATGAGTTGAGAGATTGGTTGAATGCTGTTGCACTTGCAAACATATAACTCATATTTGTAACCGCTGATGTATTCCATGTGTTGAGAGATTGGTTTGTGTTGAGAGATTGGTTGAATGCTCTAGCACCTAGAAACATATAACTCATATTTGTAACCGCTGATGTATTCCATGAGTTGAGGGGTTGGTTGAATGCTGTTGCATTTTGAAACATACCACTCATATCAGTAACCGCTGATGTATTCCATGTGTTGAGAGATTTGTTGAATAATGTAGCATTTTGAAACATATAAATCATATACAAAACACTTGATACATTCCATAAGTCGAGAGATTGGTTGAATGCTGTTGCATTTTCAAACATACCATACATAGTTGTAACATTTGATACATTCCATGAGTTGAGAGGTTGGTCGAATACATTGGCGTTTCGAAACATTTGACTCATATATATAACATTTGATGTATCCCATGAACTTATGTCGCCGTTGAATGTGATGGCACCACTAAACATAAGCTCCATACTTGTCACGAGAGTTGTGACGATTCTATTAAATGGAATTACACCAGCAGTACTATGAGTAAAGGGGTCACTTGCTCCGCTAGTTCCTTTCGCATATGCATTAATTTTACTAATTGAATCCTGTGAGTCGCGCATAACTGCATAAACAACATTATTTGCATCTGTAACAAAAAATGGATTTTCGCTTCCTGATGGTATGCTGCCGACAAATTTATACGTGACTTGATTCGAGTCCAACACAACAACTGGGGGAACTGGGGGGGACCATATTGGACTATTTTCTGCAGTAAGAGCAGAACCGGTGCTAAAATCGGTGGGTGGTTTCGGTGTAACACTTGATACATTCCAACCTGAGATGTCTTGGTTGAATAATGTGGCGCCGTAAAACATTAAAGACATATCTGTGACATTTGAGGTATCCCACGATTCGATGTTGGAATTGAATGTGGTGGCATTTTGAAACAGACCACTCATATTCGTCATGAGTGTCATAACAATGTTATTGAACGAAACTGGTGATGTTTGACCGGTGGGGATAAATAAAGAGTTTGATAATATTGGTGGTCCATCAACCCAATTTGATATTGTTCCTGAAAGAGCAAAATTTAGTAATGTGCCTGTAGTTCCGCCCGTTAACATATTATTTGTTGCTGTAGTAATTCCACTATTGTTACCATTTGCTACTCCTTGGTCTAACTTACAATAATATACTAAACCCGCTTCATTACCATTAAGTTGAATTTTATAATTACTTGAAATTTCAGTAGGTGTTCTAACAACATTCCATGCACGAACATCTGCTAATGAACCTCTGAATTGACGATCGGTTTGTGTATTTGGACTCGTTCCAGCATGGTCATTTCCAATTATTACACGAGCTGTTGTATTATCATATTTTAGAAGACCAAACGAAGAAGTAGTAGGATATTCTGAATTGGTAGAGTCATTTTTAAACTCTCCATCAATATACATGGATAATACACCAGTGTTTGAGTTATATGTAACTGCGACGTGATGCCATAGTGTGTCTTTATAGGATGTAGAAGTGGTTGTTGCTGCAAAATTTACCGCATCATTTAATATCCAACACGAAATCTCACCATTAGGAAGCATACCCAATGCAAAAGTTTCAACATTACTACCACCAATCCATTTTGTTACAAACCATCCAAGTTTCTGAATGTTTGTATCGGTTGTCTTGAACCAACATTCTATCGTCATCGTGCTACGAAATTGCGTTGAATAGGACCACTCAGGGATACCCAAATCCACAGCATCGTTTATACCATCAAAATTTAAAGCATTATTTCCTGTTGCGTACTTCGTAATTGCTGTTTTCATGTCTTGTGGTACAACCGCGAACCATTGATTACCGGTTCCATGGGGGTTGGCTTCAATGAATCGTGGAGTGGAGGATGGAATATCTGTTACAACACCTGTGTACCTAATCGTTTCGCCATTTGCTAAAAGACTTAACAAAAGTGGTGGTGGTGGTGGTGGTGGCCTGGGAACGAAATTTGAACCAGTAGTGATGTTGTTTCCGTAGTTGATAACGATCGAGGGTGTAAAAATAGTTCCTTCTTGTTCGGCATTAAACGCAGCAACGAAAGTTGAGTCTATTTTTACGCTATTGGTTCCAACTTGCATACTTTCCAAAGGGATTGCTTGCGTGTGTGATAGTTGGGTAGGAGGATCACCTTTTGTAAAGCGTAGCGTTATGCTCTGGACAGACGATGGAAGTGGCATTCTATTATTTATACTATTATTAAATATTATTATTAAAGTTTTTTGTAATATATTACTAAATATTTTTTAACGCATCTTGAATAATATTAAAGAAAAAAAATACTTACCTTCGCTTTACCTATGTCGTGTATCCGTGGCGTTATCCTTGCGTATTTTTAGTTTTAGCTGCATTCCTCTAAGTGGTCGTATTCGCCGCGTCCGCCGCCACCATTCGTTTGTTGCACGAATATAGAGCAGTTGTTGGAACCGCAATAACAAGCTTGCTCGTAGCCGTCGTAGTAGTCGTCTGAGTCGTAGTAGTTTTCTTCGGGTTCGGAGTGTTCGGCTGCTGCTGCCATTGCTTCATACTCGGCATTTTTTTCTTCCAAAAACTTCCGCGAAGCTGGAGAAAGCGGTGCGCATTCATCGCACTCGATAGTTCCATGCTGGGGATGAGAAGGGTCCGCGTAATGCACTGAGAAGCCGCCTAGATTCCCATCAATGATCTTGGTGCATTTGTTGCACACCATGGTTGCGGGAGCGGGAGCGGTGGAGGCAGGAGTTGGAAGCGGCACAGGTATGATGATTGACTCGATTTGCTGCATTTTGTGTGCGATGGCTTGGCGGTGTTGCTCGATGTCTGTCTGTGCGCACTGCATGCTCCCAAGAAGTTGCTCGATTTGGTCATTGTGGTCGCGAATCTGGTTGACAAGTCGTTGAACCAGAGCGTATTCTTGTCTGCGACCATCGTCGGCTTGCTTCATCAAGTTCACGAGTTCCGCGATGCCTGCATCAATCTGGGCTTTGCTCATGGTTGCGACGGGGTCTTCTTCCTGTTTGATTTGTTGTTGTTGTTGCTGTTGCTGTTGCTGTTGCTCTGGAGCTGACTCTTCATCTTCATATTCATCTTCAAACACGACTTTGCGACGCTTTGCAGGCGGGAGCGTGGCTTCGAATTCAGCGTCCGTGTTGTAGAGGAAATCGTGGCGCAGCACTTTTCGCGTGGACTTGGTGGTGGGAGGTTGTTGAGGTTGTTGAGGTTGTTGAGGTTGTTCTTGTTCGTCTTGCTGTTCCTGCTTGACTGCCGCTACTTGCACTTGTGGTTGCACTTGTGGTTGCACTTGTGGTTGCACTTGTGGTTG